CAACCAGCTTCGCGTCATCTAAGTTGCTGTTTCCAACTTGATCGGAATAAACCTGCATTCCCCAGGTTTTCCAAATTCCCTGAGTAGCACTTTTAGCCAGACTCTCCAGCCTGTCTAGTTCTTCGGGGGTCATGCGTTTTTAAGGTGTGCACTTACCCACGCACAACATGCGCGTCGATCTGATGCCGTTAGAAATTCACCATCGCCGTATCCTTCGTTCCACGAATTAAAAATCTTTTCGGCTTGTTCGACCGAGCCAACACGCTCCAGGATTTGAATCACCTGATCGGTTGTTTGGCCTTCATAGTCCTCGAATGGAGTCGGGCATGAGCAACCGCTATCTGTAGCATAGAACACCCGACCATCTTTTGTGGCCCAGAAGCAGAGAGTATTATACTCATAGCTCAAATCCGGCTGATCAAATGAGATCATATCCAATTCGAGTAATTCAGGGGAATAGTATGGATTGATAGATTGAATATTCATTTCGCCTCCTTCTTCGCCAGGTAGTTCTGCGTGAACTCGACTCGTATTCCGAACATTGGAACCGGAAATACATAGAGGATACGCTTCTTTGAATCCCAAAACAGTCCAACCCAAAAATCATACCAAGCAAACATGGGGGTGATTTTCATTTCTTCATAGCCTCCAGAGTTAATTCAATAATACGCAGGTCTTCGGTATCCATCGTTATACCGTGATCTTTAGTTATCTCCTCCGCGATCCTCTGCGCCTCGGTCTTGGCGGGTTCGGGGCCTGCTGTCGGGGTTCGGAAGTGGGTCCACTTGCATCCTTCTTCCAAGAATGTGTCCAAGTGAACATATCCTCTCATTCCGTTGTTTGAGTTGAACGCTTCAACCCTAAGCAATCCGTCCATTATTCGCCGTGCATCCTCCTGCGTCGGCATACGCTCTGACACCGGAATCCAGCGGAGGGAGGATTTCAGGGTGTCGAGTTCGTGCTGTAACCTCATGCACTCGTTGATGGCTTTTTCGTGAGCGTCGATAAACTCATCGCGTTCGACCTTCGCCTTCTCGTGCTCGGCGCGGAGGGTCTCATGCTTTTCCATTAGAACCCTGTAACTGCTTTCTCTTTCTGAGACAGTCCTATCCAACTCCTTCACCCTCGCCTCTGCGTGAACGGCTTTCAATTCCTGTTCGGACCGCTCTTGCTTATGCTGAATCACAATCCCGCAGAGTTTATCCACTTCCCTCTCCGCTGCCGTGAGCTTGGCTTGCAGGGCGTCGCGCTGATTGCAGAGTTCGTCGTGATGCTCGGCCAAACCCTTTTCCAAATCCTCAAAGCGAGACTTCCAGTGATCCCTCTCCTTCGTCACGCTCTCAAGCTGGGACTGGAGATAGTCGATTTTCTTTATTAGCTCATCTCTCTCTTTAACAGTGCAAGCTGTGCTTAGACCAGTAGGTATGACTGCCGCCTCATCCCGCTCCCGCAAAAGCGCGTCGATGTCGGGGAAGAGTTGGCGGCGGCGGTAGACTTCGCCCTGCCCTATGCGACCCGTGAACGTTTCGCCTATATAGCGAGTCGGCTTTGTGGTCCATTCTCCTGAAAGTTTATCATAGTAGACAACTTCATCTCCACTTTGGAAAACGTCGCCCTTCTCCAGCAACACCCACCGCTCAACAGCGGTGATGGGTATTAGGTAGGTGGTTCCTTCGTTTGATGTCTGCTCTATCGCTGCCTTGATGAAAACTCCAGGCAGTATTATTGAGCCTTTGGGGATTTTGCATTTCCCGTCGCCTTGGCGCGGGACATAAAGTTTTGGTTTCTGTGTGTCTGTCATGGTTAGGAGGGGTTTATTCTGCGTAAAACAATCTGGTTTTTGGGACGCACCCAATGCGCGTCTGATTCTGTTAATAACTCTGGTGATGGAGCGCCTAAAGAACCGGTGATAACGATGTCCCCAGGCTTGGCTTCTTCATCCGCTCCAAGAACCCGGAACTCTTTTTCGTGAAGGTCAGTTATGCTCATGATTCTTTATATCTACCGCAACGCGTTGTGATGCGCAATAAGAATCTACGCGATTCGTTTAAATCCCCCTTCGATTACCTGCCAGCAACCGATCCGAGGGTTCCCGCGCGGCGTGAAGTCGTCCGTATCGATAACGGCGATCTTTCGACCATTCACCTGAGACAACGCCTTTTTCTCAGATACGTGCCAACAGAAGAAGGTTCCTCTGCTCGTGGTGATGTTGTAGCCCTTGCAATCGGGATTCTTGCCGTATTGCTTGCGGTTGTCGGCGTCTACCGTCCTCCATCGTGACGCTGTTTCGGATGCCTCCTTAGCGTTGTTTCGCTTCTTGCACGCGCCTCGCCCGGAAGAGCCACCGATACGCGCGAATTCTTGGAATACTGTTTTTTGATCAATCATGGTTGTTTGGTTTGAACCTACGTACCGCTACGGGTTGCGATATGCAAGAAAAAAGGCTCGCCGGATTTATTCCAAGCGAGCCTTGATTGCTTTTTCAGTTTTCTAAAACAGCGAAAGCGACGACATCTCGGACTCTGCGCGTTTCAGGTTCTCAACAGCCTGCCTGTAGTAGGACTCCTTGAGTTCCACGCCGACAGCTCTGCGTCCCATCTTTATCGCCTCATGGCATTCCGATCCTATTCCCATGAACGGAGTGAATACGATGTCTCCGGGATTGCTCCATAGATCAATTCCACGGTCGATTACTTGAAGCTGAAGCGGGCAGATGTGGCGCTCATCCGATTCCTCGCGGGCGCTTTTGAATTGCAGCGTGTTGCTGGGGTTGATGTCCATCCAAACCGGAGATGCGTAACGCTGCCAAACCTCAATGCTGAAACGCTCCGTTCCTGGAACTGCCCCAGATGGACCGTTCTCGCCGCTGAAATCCTCAAACATGCCACTTACCGGCTCTGGGTTTTCGCCTGGTTTACGCACCGTGACGAGATAGTCGGCGATGCCCTGACGACTAATGCACGAATCCTTCTTGACCTGCTTGTGAAGCAGCCCGATTGCCTTTGTGCGCTGCATCGCTGTAACGGGGTCTTTCCAGATGCAAACCTCCGAGTGATAAATGAAATTAGATGTCTCAGGAAACGACCGCAATTCTTCTTCAATAGCGCACGCCGAATCCTCCATCCTCTGGGCGCGCTTGTTGTCGCCGTTGACAACTGCCTCCAGTGAACGTCTGCGAAGGTGGCGAACAGAGAAATACAAATCCTCTGCCTCGCCTCCGCAGAACATCCGTATGAGCTGACCTCGGAAGTCCTTGATTCCGATATACCCGTCTCGCGCCTTGCTGGTTGGAAGGTTCATGCAATGGAAGCTCAGGCAACGTCCCGGCATCATGGCCCTGTATAGATGCTTGATTAGGAACTGGAAATGCTCGTAGAACTCGGCGTCGTCCTTGCAGTTTCCCATGTCCCTGTCGCTCGCGCTGTATGTGTAAAGGCTGGAGAATGGAAACGAGCTGATCGAGTAATGGATGGAGTTGTCTGGCAATGCTTGGACAACCTCCACGCAATCGCCGTGGTACGACTTCCAGTTATGTCCTTCTGATTGGTCTAAGACTTTAATGCTCATGATTTAGGCTTCGATAAGATGGCCGTTTTCTTTCAGCCATGCTGGTATTTTGATGGGTTTCTTGGGGTTATAGTCCAGCGTTATCCTTCCGCATTGCTGGATTTCCTTTCGGGACAATTCGCGCATGTGCTCAACCATGTTTTCGGCCATCCTCGCAGCCTCAATCTCCTTGCGCTTCAGGTTGTCTAAAACAGCGGTTTCCTGATCCGAAATCACGATGTAGACAACGCACTCTTTCTTCTGGCCAAACCGCCAGATTCGCCGCACTGCTTGAAAGAACCGCTCGAATGAATGAGTCACGCCAACGAATATTGATCGACTGCATGCCTGGAAATTCATTCCAGATCCACAGATGGATGGTTTGGAAACGAGTCGCCGAACATCGCCTTTCGCGAATCCGAGCATGGATTGCTCTTTGTGATCGTCGGAATCTGATCCCGTTACTTCTATAGCCCCGTTGATTGATTTCGCCAAGAGTTCGCTTTCGTCGTTCAAGTCGCACCAGATCAGAAACGCATCGTCGGTCGAATTGACGACTTCCGAAGCCGCCTTGCATCTTGCGTCAAGACTCGTCTTTCTGGCCCTACGCTGATCCTCCAGAGATTGAGCATTCAACGCGAATAGCTCCCCTTCTGGGGCTTTTCCGTCATTCTTTACGATGATTGTCTCGTAGCGCAATTCCGGGAGCTGAAAATCGCCATCGTCGTAGCCCAAATCGGACGGCTTATTGATGCATGCAGACCATGACGACATCCACGCCCAGAACGCCTTTTCGGCATGCCCCTTAAGCCTCCATGATTGGGTTTCTCCACCGTCATGGACAAAGAACATGGAAAGCATTTCCGTCTGTGTCATCACCCCCAAGAATTCAGAGTGATTGCCAAGTTCCATGTAATCGTTTGGAGCTGGCGTTGCCGTACAGCACAACTTCCACGGAGTGCTTCGGAAAAGGTTAATTAGGAGGGTTCGCGTCTTGGCTGTCTCGTCTTTCAGGCACGAAGATTCATCCAGAACCACGCCGATAAATTCGTCAGTATCGAAGTGATGGATTTTCTGATAGTTCGTGATGTATATTCCCGGCCCAGAGCATTCCGATTGCTGCGAAACGAGCTTGATCTCAATCCCGAACTTGGACGCCTCATCCACCGTTTGCGCGGCTACGGCCAAAGGAGCCAGAATCAGAATCATCCCTCCGGTAAACTCATGCACTCGATGTGCCCATTCCGATTGCATGAAAGTTTTCCCGAGTCCGGTTCCCGCGAATATCGCCGCCCTTCCACGCCTTAATGCCCATCGAACCAGATCAGACTGGAATGGGAATAGTCCGGGGTTCAATTCGGGAACATCCAGCATTCCCGTGGGTTTATCGCTCAACGCCTTCGATTGAATGAAGGCTTCGTATGCTTTGCTCATGTAATCTGGTGTTTTATCGCATCGCGTTGCAATGTCAAATCCCATTATGGCTAAAACGGAATGTCATCTTCCTCCGTATCAAGGTCCGGATCGCGTGGCGGCTTGGGTGGACCGGATGGTCTGCGCTGATCCTGTCGCGATCCGCTTGCGGGACGCTGTGATCGGTCTTCATCGGAACTCTGGCGAGAGCCGAGGAATTCGATCTCCTCCCCGATGATCTTGATCTTGCTGCGCTTCTGTCCGGTCTGCTTATCTTCCCATTGGTCAAGGCCCAGACGGCCAACAAAAAACGCCTTGCTGCCTTTCTTGAGGTATTCTGCGATGTTCTCTGCGGTCTTGCCGAAATAAGAGAACTCGAGAAAAACGACCTCTTCGCGTTTCTCGCCTTCCACTGTGTATTTCCGGTTTACGGCGATGCCGACTTCCGCCACGGCGGTTCCCTTTGGGGTATAGCGGAGTTCAACGTCTCGGGTTAGGTTTCCTATGCACTCGTAGCGGTTTAGGCTCATAAAGGTTTTATATTTCTACAAACTTAATAGAATCCACTATCCCGTGGCTTGGATCAGGGACCATTGTATATTCTCTGCGCACTTCTTCCGTCATGCTCGGCGTGTCGCCTCCCTGCATTCGGATGGTGTGTAAAAGGATTGTTACGGCATCGATTTCATCCGGCGACAATCCCCTGTTTCTTTTCTTGTAGTCGTCTTTCTTTTCGACGCGAATCTTTTTGCCTTCTCCCGGGATGTACTTTCTCCCCGTCATCTGCCTGCGCATTGGCTCCATGACCACTCCCGGGCCAATCCCAAAGCATCTAGCCTCCATGTACCGGCGAAGAGAAAACCATACCTCGGTAATTACGCCCTCGTATTCCTCTTCCGGGGTGTCTTTGTCCTCCATCAAGATTTTCTTGTCGCTGGCCTTTGAGCTGAAATCCAATCCGTAAACATCCCTATCCCATACGGCCCTCATGTAGTCGTGAACGCTTGCACCATTTCCGGTTCGGTCCACTCCGCACCAGCGAGGTTCGATCCTCATCTCTTTGTTGAATCGGATGATATCGTCGCCTACGATTTTGGTCTCACCCTTGCGCATCTCTTGAAGGTGATCTAGCTGGACAACGAATCGAGGGGTGAATCGTGTTATGTTGCCCTGCAAATCCCGGAACGAATCCGCCATTCCGAATCGCGCATAGGCCAGAATCGCTTTATCCCGGCCATCTACGGCAATATCTGTCCCGCTGGCTTGTTGCGGCCTTCCCGTGAACAAAAACTCGCCCCTGGATCGCGTGATCAACTCCCCGCTGATGATCGTGTCATTGGCCCCCTGCGGAGGATAAATACCCCTGGCGAACGAGTAGTATTGAGGCGAATTACCTCCGTTCATATAGAGGTAATTGTCGTATCCATCCTTGGTCATCATGCCGGGATAGATCAGCTTTCCGGTTTTGACGTTTTCGCTCTGGGCAGCGTCGATTCTCAGCACGTCCCACTTCTCTTTGGAGTTCCATCGTTCATCCCGGTCCAAGTCGATGGTTTCCCATCCGCCTACTGGCTCCGCGTTCATTGCGAGCTGGCTTGAAACGTCGCGGGGGTTCGTGGCGCACATCACCTTGATGGTTTCAATTCCATGCGCCGATCCCAGTAGGTTCCCAATACCAACCCATACCCCTTCAGGAACCTCCTCGGCCTCGTCCAGAATCGCCCGTATCCGGCTCATGTCACCGAATACCGGGTGAGAATCCGGACGAGGCACCGGATGGAATCCTTGCAACCTCCCCTTGCCGTCGTCGCCCTGCGGGATTGCTAGGGCCTGAATTGAGGCTCGGCGGTCTCCAGTTGAGTCCAACCCGATAAAGCCCTCTAGCTGGCTTCCTGGCATCGGGATAATGGCGTTGTTGTGGAAATCAACCAGCGTTGAGAATGTATTGCTTCGAGCATGGCCTGCCGTAGTGGAAATTACCTTTACGCTTGTCCATTGCGGGTCTCGAATCCAGTCTAGGTACGTCATTCCAATCAGTACATAGCTCTTACCGGATGAACCCGAGCCGATAATGATTCCCTTCGCCGTCTCCATGTAAAATTGCTGGATAAGCGAAACGCTTCTTGCCGTCGAATTCCATCGCCTTGCACCCCAATTCAGAAGACCTGATGACGCATATTTCCCCTTCTCTAGCAGGGTATGAAGTTGCAATCGGATAACCAGTTCGGCTTCAGCTTCGCTTTCAACGTCCGGCTTCAGGAGCCTAGCAGCTAAAACGATTCCTTCTCTTCTGTCTGAAGTGCTCTCGTAAGCCGCTCTGATGTCTGCGATTGTGAGGCTCATTCTACAGAATGCGTGCGATTCCTTCGGCTATTGCGGCGTTGTCTATCCAGTGGTATCCGGTTCGGTTGCGTAGAAGGTGGACAAGCTCTTCCTTTGTAAGCGTCGGAAGCATCTCCACGATTTGACCGGCGATCTGGTTAAACCGCTCCGGCTCCGTGGCGTTCTTGAAGGATTCCAGCAGTTCTTGGATTTGCATTTCGGCTACGCCTCCAGCGGCTTGCTGCAAATTCCCATAACCGACAGCATCTCTTCTAGCGCCTTTACGCTTTCCGGAGAGTTCAGCATCGTGCTTACGCGCTCAGATCGAGGCGTAGCCCCTGCTAGCGAATCCTTGATCTTTCTGCGCATTTCGGCCTCCGATAGCCGTCCTGGAACCTTGAACTTGTGATATTCCAAAACCACTTTATTGACATCATCTGGAAGGCTGTCGAATTCGATTTTGGCATAGCAATCCCATGGCTTCTCGCTGGACGATCCTAGATACCCTAAATGGATTGTCGGCGCTGTGGATTTGCAAATCTTGACGTAGTGCTTCCTGATAGCCTCTTCGGCCCTTGTCTTGAGTTTTTGCTTTTTCTCTGCCGCAAAACGGATTTCCTCGCCTTGATTCTTCATAGCTACGGAAACCAATGCCTGAAGGATTTCAGTTTTTGTCGGCTTTGGAACCACTGATTTCTCGACTGCTGGAATGATGGATAGTTGCTTGCTCATGTTTTGTTTAAGTGAGGTTTGGTTGCCCGATGGTTCCGTTATCCATGCTCGGTGCCGACATCGGTCAATGCCCCCATGCTTTTTCTTTCTCGCCAGCATGGGACACACGGAACCTTCATGCTATATAATAGCGAGCCGGTGTTTCACGGTTGAGTTGTGGCGTCCATGGACGCTAAAGCCTTAAAGAACGTGTTGATGCGCTCGCGTGTCCACTCGACTTTACCTTGCTCCAGAAGCCAGAGGTGACCGCGATTTAATCCCATCGCGATTTCAACCCGGCGCATTTTCTTACCTGCTGTCTTGCGGATTGAGCGGAGCCGTTCTCCGATCTTTGATGAGTTGAGCTGCTTCCCTGTTCCCTGGCAGTGATTGCAGTCGCAGAGGATTGAAAGAACTTCGTTTTTGCAGCTTTCAAATTCCGAGATTGCCGAATCCTGGTTGATTCGCGAGTTCTCTGTCTTCGACGATGCCGCTGCTTCTTTTGAGCAATTCGCAGTTGAATCCGAAGAGCGCGGCTTCTTCGATGGTTGTCCGTTCTGGTTTGGCTTCGAGTTCTTTGACATGGCTGCGAAGTTCTGGGGTGGTGAGATTGATTAGTTTGCTCATGAGTTATTGCATGCGCATCGGCATGATGATGGTTAGATGTTCTTTGTCCTCGAAAACGAGGGGTTGCTTTTCCGGGTGTCCGATCTTCAGGGATAGCCGATCTTCCGAAACCCGTTTTACTGCCTCCTGAAAGAATGCGGATGAAAGTTTGATGGTTTTGGGCTCCGCGATGGTCTCGCATTCGATCTCTGATTCCGCTTCGCTCTTGGCGTGCGACGTGGCTTTTGCGGATAGCTTTCCACCTCCAACGGATAAGATCATCTGTGCGTATTGATCCGCCGCAACGCTGGCGACTGAAACGGCATTCCGGAGTTCTTTGGTGGAGACCTCGTACTCGTCGTATTGATCGTGCGCGAGTTGCTTTAGAGTGCTCTGGAAATCCGGGTAGCTGGTTTCTGCCTGCTTGGCTGTGAACTCGCCGTTCTCGAAAATGGCACGCCATGCGTTTTCGTAAATCTCGATCAGAATCGAGCCCGATGGCGAGAACTTGAGGAACTTTTGAAGTGTGGTCGCAGGAAGATTTTTGCGTTCTCCGCGCTTGATGCTCTTGGTCTTGATGCCGGTCGATACCATTCCGGAAATTTTGCCGTTGGTAACGAACATTACCAAACATCCCTCGTCGTCCGCATCGATGCACACCATCTGAAATTCCGGGCGCTCCGTTCCCTTGGGCGTGAATGGCAAAAGCCGCTCGCACCATCCAGCGAATTTGTAGCCGTCGAAGTCGATCTTGACCGGCTTTCCTTGAAGTTCGAATTCCGGCGGGAACACCTTCGCGTCCATGCCGTAAATCTTGAACTTGGATTTTCCGGAGATGATCGTCAATTCGTCGCCCGAAACGGAGAACTCTACGGTATCTGTAGCGGCTTTTGATAGAGCTTGGCTAAGGATGTAGGCGGAAATAGCAATCGCGCCTTCCTTGGTAACTTCCGCCATCACCCCAACCTTTGCGCGGGAATCCAGATCGGTCGCAGTGAACTCCACATGCTTCTTGCAAGCCTTGATAAGCACGCAGGACGCCTCCGGAAGCGTGGTCCTGGTGGAGATTACCGAGTTCATGTTATTCACCACGTCCCGGGCTTCCTTGGTGTTGATGTTAAATTTCATAGTAAGCGCGGATTGCGGCTTCTTTTAATGCGGTTTGAATTTCGGTTGGGAGTTTGTGCGCGGAGATTTCAATATCTCCGTCGCAAGCGGTGATTTCGATCAGTTCTACTTTGGGAGGATTGACCAATGCTCGAACCTCCAGCATGACGCATATGGTCGGTTCCCGGCGCAAGAAAAAGGCCGCGATGTTGATCCATAGATTGTCTACCCACGTATGGCACAAAAGCCTTTCTGGGATGACTGCCTTTGAGTTGAAGGCTACGGGTTTCTTTGATGGTTGAAGCTGCATGACTCTAAAACGTGTATAGGGTTTTCCTTTATTCGTCAAATAAAGTTTTGAGATTTTATTCCTTCGCTTTGTTCCTGAATGTCAGCATTGCCCCGTCGAAAAGCATCGGTATTTCGATCTTCGCGCCGTCTCGATTCTTGGCGATATACATGTTGATTTCTGCCATGTCTCCGGGTTCCGGTTCTTTCTCTGACCAAAGAAGCCCCATTCCATCCACGTCTCCGTAGAGCTGATCGAATTCCTTTATGTCTTCTGGCTTCGGCCTGCCGCTTGCTCCGTTTCGGTTCAGATGGCAGAGCGTGAGGAATGGAATATCCAGTTCCGTCACGCATGATCGAAGTATTGTTGATGATTGCGTAAGCCCTGCCCTCATATCGTCGCCTTTGACCTTTAAAACCTGGATGTGATCAAGAAACCCGGCCTCGATCTTGTGGATTCGCTTGGCCCGTTTGAGTATTGAGCAAAGCTTTTCGGCTGTTAATCCTTCGGGGTTGTAGAGGTACAGAGGAGATTCTTTCAACGCCGCAAGCATTTCCCGAAGCCTTGCGGTTTCATCCCTAGTGACTCTTCCCCTGGCGAATTTCCAATACGGAACCCCTTCTTCTCGGCAAGCAATTCGCTCGATGAGCTTTCGGGGGGACATGTCTTTTTCAAAGACCGCGACCGGCTTATCTCGCAGAATGTACTGCGTGATTATCTGCTCCATGATGCAGCTCTTTCCGCTTCCTGGACGCCCTCCCAGTGCGTAGTATTCGCCTTTGAACAACCCTCCGAATCCCCTATCCCACGCCTCGATACCGGTCTGGAATCCGGATTCGTAAATCCCCCTGTCCCATTTATCCATCTTCTCGTTAATCTCATCGACTACTGAATCCACGAGGTTCTCCGCGTCCGCCGTAGTGTCGATCTCCGAGACTCTCCGCTGAAGGTCGGCAACGAACTCCGAAGGTTCCTGAACTACTACTGCGGATCTCGATCCCCATTCGCAAACGGCCATCGCCCGACGAAGCATCAGTTTCTCACACAGAATCCCGTAGAAGTAACCAGCCGTGGAATGTGACACGAACGAGATTTCAGCGATTCTGGCCGGTCCTCCTGCTTTGTTCAGCAAATCTCCGTCAATGAGCTTTTGCGTCACGGTGGAGGCGTCCACGGGCGCTCCTGCCGAATGAAGCTGAATGCAGACTCCAGCCAAAACCTGATTGGCAGGATTCAGGAAATGATCGAGCGTAGCCGGATGTTCGTCTAGCACGTCGCCATTCGATGCAAGTACGCAACCGATAAACCCGTCTTCCGATTTCTGGCAATTAGGAACATCCCTCATGCTGCCTCTCCTTCCCGTGGCGGGAGATCGTAAATTTCTGCTCCTGGAAGTTTCTTGATCGTTGGCGGGCTTGGATGGCTTGTCTTCACCCGTTGCAAGAGCAGATCGAAATACATCACGCCATCTTTCCGCTTCCGAAGCTTCAGCGGTGACAAGAGATTCTGTTTCCAGAACGATTCATCGCCACGAGCGAACCGGCAAACAGCGAATATTTGCTCCTTGGTTCGACCGTCAAGCCTGATCATTTCATCGTAGCACCTCCCCCAGTCTTCGCGCCAAGTGGATGTTAGGTTTGAGCTGTCCGGGATTTGGGTTTTGAACCAATCAGCGAACGCTAACCCCGTCTCGCTTGGCTCCGGCTTCTCGCGTTTAGCCTTTTCTGGTTTCGATGGTTTCTGCTGTTTCGAATCATCCGAATCACCCTCACATCCCCCTTGGGGGACTATAGGGGGTATTATATTAGAAGAAGAAGTAGAAGAGTTACCATTTGGTTGCACCATTTTGTAACCACCCTTATTTTCTTCGCTTCCTTCTGATCCCCAACGCTTTGCGGCTGATTTTCTACCCCCTTCGGATGATTTTTCCTTCCACTTTTTCTGTTTTTCGCGCTCCTCTTCGAGCCTCGGATGGATCAATCTTTCACCATTTTCAGGATGCCGCTTAAAGCATTTTGTAACCACCCTTATAACCATTTCCGAAGCACCCTTACAGAGACGTTGCAGCATGGTTACGTCAGCCGGAATACTCCCCTCACGCCAGCAGAACGAAAGGAGCCGAATGTATGCTCCCTCTTCTTCCAGCGTCATGAGTTGGACATTCTCATCCGAGAGATAGTCGGCTGCGTAGAATTGGAAACTAGGAGATGTCACGGATTCGCACCTCCCTTCTCCCGCCCAGATCACGCCATAGCTTTTCCCATCGCAAAAGCCCTTGTTTACGCGTCAGATAACGGCGCTTCTTTTTTCGCGACGGGGGCGCGAAAGGAATCGGGAGAGTTTCCATAAAATGAAGGACACCCCTTCTCTACCGGGTGAGAGCTTTTTGCGCTGCGACACGTGCGCTAGAGATCCGGTAAAAAAGGGGTGATTTGAAAATATTCTTCATTGTGTCGCATTTTTATCCTGGTCTCACTCAGGATGAACGACAGGTAATGGAAACCCCGAACGTAGTCAAATGGAAATTCTGACTACGGCACAATACTAACCGTGACCTCTATCCTGGGGCCTTTTCCGTCATCCCAGAACTTGCGTACTGATCCGATGGCAATTCCGCAGTCCTGATCCCATAGGGCATCAATGCACTTCATGAGGTTATCGGAATCGGGCTTCTGGCGGTGAAACTGACCGGCCATCTCCTGGCGCTTTTTCTTGGGCCACGAGCCGGGGATTGGAAGGAATGCAACAAGCTCTACTCGGAGCGGGTTCTGAATCAGGTTCTCAGGTGCTGCGTCGCGAGCTTTATCAGCCCATTCCCGATACCGCATCACGCATGGTCGCTTCTGCCATTTGTCACGTCGGGTCATCCTTGGCTTTCCCATCGGTTCACCATGGATTGTAAACGTCTGGGTGATCTCCGGCTCCTTGGACGCTATCGGACACGAAAAAACCTCGCCAGCGGATTTACGCGCACGTGGCGAGGCTTTCGGACTCGGGGTGGAAAGTGGTTTATCAGCCCTTGACGGATGGCTCCAGCAACCCGGACTCGTCTGAATGTACCCCTCCGGCACTTTGACGGAACTCGTTAACCGCTTCGATGACATGCTCCATAGCTTTACGATAGTGCTTGCATGGGCGCAATTTCTGAATCTGGAACGCCTCGCATTCGCATTGCTGGTCTTCTAGGTCTACGGAGTAGAAGATGCCTTTTCTGGATTCGGACTTGATGAGGAAATGTAATCGCCCGATGTGCAGAATCTCCTCTGATGGCTGATGGATTGGAAGGTGTTGACCCATGGGAATTAAAGTTGCGCGGGAGCCAGCAATGGCAGCCCCCACTCTCTGATGGAGATTAGTCGATAATGCGGTTGGTTTCGATAAGTTCGTCGTTTTCCTCGTCGTACACCTGCGTGACCTCGACCTTCACGCGGCTACCGTCAAAAGCCTTCAGCGCATTGTCGTTCCAGCATGAAACCCACGATTCAGTTCTGCTATTGCCCTCCAGTTTTGAATCCTTCGGAAGAATGGAGAGAAGCGAATCAAGGCTATTAAGCGCAGTGCCATCATTCTCGGAAAAGTACACATCACCATCTGCGAAGAGCGGTGTCATTGATAGCACGTAAGGCTGATGAAAAAATAAGATTGTAACTGAACCTGTCTTTGTGGTTATCGGGCCGTTTACAGTTTTCATAAGTGAGAGCGGTTAGAAGTCGCGGGGCCAGCATCATGCCAACCCCGCTCTCTTCTGACGGAGATTAGGGTTTGATTTTGTGGGTTTTGAACGCTGCTTGCAGAGCCAAGTATTCATAACCACCTTCCCAGTCGTGTGGAGAAAACTTGGTTGGTTCTGACTCGTGCATTTCATCCATCTTGTCTTCATAAGCAACTGCGAACCCAAGTTGCTCTAGTTGATTCGAAATATAGTCAGCAGTTTCTTTGGAAAGATAATGAAGGTTTAGCGTGATCATTTAGCGGCTATTTCAATCTTCAAATCCCAAAACAATTCCGAAATGACAGATTCATCCAAACCGCATTCAGCGATAGCCTTGCAAAAATAGCTTTCGCCGCGCTCATCAAGTGATTGTGCAATGTTGCGTTTTCCGTTGCCGCATTGCCATTCCGAAATATAACGCTCGCGTTTCGGGCGGTCCCAAAGGCCGTCTCTAACCTCCCGTGCTTCAATGTCGCACTGAGCCGCTCCCTGTAGGTAGTGGTAAGCGTCTAAGTGGTTCTTTTTAAATTCTGCAAGCGTCATAAGTCAGAAGAGTTTCAGTTTCCCGCTCAGCCTCATTGCCTCGCGATGTGGCGAACCTATCGCATCCCGTTGCGGTGTTCAAGCGAAATCTACAATAATTTCACGGGCTTCTCCTTCTTGCTGTTCGCTCCCCAGACTCCGCGCTGTGGCTCTATCATCTTCTCTTGGTTGCCCCAGCCCTGATTGTTGGCGTGGTTAACCTCTGATTTCCATGAGTCGGCAGGGAACCCCGTGACGCGCTCCAGAAGCCGCTGCGCGTCTGCTTTGCTCACAGCGGCCACAAGGTAGAGTTGATAGGTGTTGCTGAAATCGGCCAATGAACACCCCTGAACCCGGAAGAATTGGAGTTCTAAGGTTTCACTTGGCATCTTTGGCGATTAGCTCGAATTCCATTCCATCGCATTTCCCGGTAAGCTTCCCGCCTGTGGCGATTGCGCGGTGCAGAGTGTCGATAAACCGGGTTTTATCGCACGGGGAAGAGTGGAGTAGCGCGATGGCTGCCCTAGCCTTGTATCCCCTGCTAATGAGCAGGCCAGTAGGCCTGATGTAGCTGTCTAGTTGATCTGCCCATTCTGCGATCTCATGGAGCGAGAACCGACGCACGCCGGATTCAATATCCTCCTGCATCTTCTTTCCGCACAGCTTGCCAATCTTGCGGATGTGAAGTTTCGTTTCCTCGGTGAATTCTGGGGCGTCCGGGGGCGCTTGATTGAAGGACTGAGCGAGAAACACTTGAGCCTCGGTTGCGGCCTCTTCCTTGGCCCTGGCGCTCGGGGCGACTTCGATGCGCTTTACGAAATCCTGAAGCTGGTCTCTTGTCCTTAGGTCTTCCGCTTCTTCCGCTGTCTTCTTCAGTGCATGGACAACCTTATTCGCCCGATGCACCCGCTCTATGGTCTTCGATGACGCCCCGCTCACCTTCGCCAGCGCCACGGACTTCTTGCCCGTCCTGCGGCCTCTCTTGGCGCTTCTGTCCGCCTCGGCGTTGATCTTCGACTCCTCGACAATAGCCGCGTCCAGCTTTAGCGCGGCCTCGGCCCTCTGCTTCGGTGTAAGGTTTCGGCGCTCGATGTTCAGATCCTTGACGTGGATTGCGGGGCATTTGCCGATGTATCTGTCCGTTGGGATGTTCTTGATCCCGATTTCCACGCAAGCCTTGTATCGGTGCCTGCCGTCCAGAATCTTGCCCTCGTAGAGCAGGATAGGGGTTTTGAGTCCATGCGCCTTGATGCTGGCCTTTAGCTGCTGATATTCGGCGTCCGGCATCTCCGGTAGGATTTGTGCGAGTGGGTGTATCTCGTATGTCTTCATCGTTTCACGATTTCTCTGATTTTTGGATTCGCGTCCAGAAATTCGGTCTTCAACCTGTGAGCTTCATCGGCTGTTAAACGAATGCTGAATCCTAACTCAATCGCCTTTGCCGCATTATCGGTTGCCCATTTGTGACCTTTGCGGGAAACCCCTAAAAAGAATGGCTCATAGACCTTTAGCCAAGATTCGCGCCCAGCTTGGTGATGCGTCTCTTCGATTGGCAGAAACTCACCGTAGACTGCGAGGGCAATCGGGCAGAACTGGCCTTTATGCCTAGCCTGAAACGCTTTGTTGATCTTGGCGTAATGACGATCAAGATCGGAGTTCTTTTTAGAGGATCGATTTAGGGTGGAACGCGACAAAGCATGAGAGCATAACTTACTCCCGCGCTTCATTGGCGTTTTCCGTTTCGGAGTGCGTTTCACTTTTTCTTCTTCCTCTTTTTCTCGTACTTATGGATGCGCTCAAGAAGTTCATCGTTCTCCTGTTTAAGTTTATCGAGCTGACGCCTTACGCAAACGTGGCCCATGTAAAACTTACCTTCTGGCGATTGGGATGTCTGGCATTCCCAATAGGCGTAATTGAGCCCCTTCCGGATATATCGAAAAGGGGCTCCGCAATACGGACACGGATCACGCTTCATGCTCGTAATTCTGGACAACGAAGTCATGCCGGTTCGGTTATCGGCTCCCGTGCGTTTGTAGAGCAGGGAGAATGATGCTCTATCCCTAGATCCACAGCGGCCTTGAAGTCATCGAGATGGCCGTCATACGTATCCGATTCAATGCGCTCTTTCAGCCACTTGTCTCGGATTTGAATAAGTTGCTTTGGCTTGAGGTCACCTAGCTTCTTTCCCTGTAGCGCCGAGATGCAATCGCAAGACATATCGCGCCAAGATTTCGGCTTAACATCTTCGGCATTCGCCTTCTTTGTTGGCGTGATTGATTCGTTCATGGATGGGTCGATTCCCTGCTCAATCAAACGGGCCCGGTCGCGCTCCTCATAAGCCGCCTCACGCTTGATGAATTCTCGGGCTTCTTCGGTTGTCCCACCGGGGATTAAATCCGCCGTAGCGATGGTTTCTTCGATTTGCGAATTGATCTGGTCGATTTCGTCGTCGGAGTAGATTCCCGCCACGATTGCGGGATTAACTGCGCGAACGCCCTCGGTAATACATCGAGCCGAAAGCATTTGACGAGGAGACTGCTTCCAGTTTGCCTTCATCTTCCATTCCTTGCGGTCGCGATCCCAAGATAGGCAGATGCGTTTTTCTTGCGCATCTTGGATGGTTCGCACGATGGTCACTTCTCCGGGGTAAGAAAGTTCGATTTCCTTTTCCTCGTCTCCCTTCATGATTGCGATAGCGCGATCTCTGCCCCTAGCAATGGCCTTTTCCATGTCGCGCTTGCCGTCCGATAGAAATGTAGCCGCGCACCGGGCGTCTGTTCGTATATGCCAGATGATAACGCCTCCGCGCTGCTCAAACTCGCCTTGCATGGCGTCTGCTCGCATCGATGGCTTTCCTTCGATAATATGATAACGGCGAACCGCCATCATGGGATGGATTCCCTCGGCGTGCGCGATCATCAAAAGCGACATCGCCTGAGCTTCTGTCTGAACGCCAAACATGCCGCTTTTGGCCACTGATTGAGCCATCGTCTGAATGGCTTCCAGTGAAAACTCCTGGCGCGTTGCCAGTGCTGTAGATGTTTCAGTCATGGTAATTAAGCGATGAGTTCGCGCAGTTGGTTGTCGAATGGCTCTGAGAAATCGTTCTGAATCAGAGGAAATAAAACCCTAGACTCTTCATTGTACGTCTTTGCGAACTTAGCTTCAGGTATGGTGCAAATATTCATTGGTTAAGACCTCCGTGCTGCTGCCTTTGCGCTCACCGCCGCGCGTTCTTCGAAGCGCACCCCGGGAATATCTGTGATTCCGCGCTTGATGAGGTCTTTGATGTTCGAGAGCTTGGCCGTCAATTCGACACAGGAAGGATAAGCGGCATAAAGCGCGTGAATGTCTTCAATCACTGGCTCTTTGACCATTTGAACAGACGCCCCGGCAAACTTGGGTTTATCCGGAACCACAGCAGCAGGGACAGGAGCCGAAACGGGAATAGACGCCGCGAGTTCGGCTTCAAACGCCGCGTCTTCTGCCGCCTCTTTGTCTTCTGGGGTTGTGGCTTGTTCCGCTGCTTTGCGTGCTGCTTCCGCCGCTTCTTGGGCCTTTCTCGCCTCTTCCTCTTGCTGTCTGCGAAGCCGTTCGGCTTCGGCCTGTTGGCGGGCAATCTCGGCTTGGTGTTCGCGCTCCTTTTTCAGAGCCCAATCGCCAGCCAGTCTTTCTAGCCGCTTGGCTTCGGTTTCCACCGGAGTAATGAATTCTTTGGCCGTGGAATCAATGGCTCGGCCCAATAACAGGACCGGAGCCTTGAACGTTTCCCGCTTCTTGTCCACGGATTTGACGGCCCCCTTTAGCTCTGCCGCCACGTTCAAAGCGGCTTGTGCTTCATCATCCGATGCCACCGACTTGATGGCCTCAGACTTGGACAAAAGCCCCGCCTTTTCGGCTGCAATGTCTCCGACTACGGCTAGGGACACCTTGTCCAGGTTGATGGTGTGCTTGGCTGCGTCTACTGCCGTGAACTCGATGTGTTGAACTGCTTTGCTCATGATTTTGATGGGTTGAAAGGGTGTGAGTGGCCAGGCGCTACTCCGGCTATGCTAGTGCGCTTCCTGCCTGTGGTCATACGCAGGTCAAACTAGCTATTGTGCGTGTTGCGCTTGCGTGTCTGCTTTCCACGCCGCACTCACAGCCCATACGTTATAGCGTCCGTGGACGGTTGCACAAGCGCAAATCTCAAATAAATCTTTGATGCACGCTTGCATTGTCAGGGAAAACCTGAAGGCGTATTCTGGTTGCATCATGGCAAGCAAGAAGAAAGTCGCCAAGGGGCCGAAGGTGCATAAGTTGCAGACGCGCACTACCCCTTACAAGCACGCGCTGCCCATCGAAGATTCCCCGATTGAAGACGCGAGCCTAGCCGATCTGGAACTCGCGGAGCAGGCAATGACACTCAAGGTCATGGGGAACAACTACCTTGATATTTGCAAGGTGATGGGACTCAAGAAAACGAGAGTCTTTGAACTCTTGGCAATCGCGAGAAAGGCAGTGGTTGAACGAATAAAGGACGTGGCCGAAGAGGAGTTGTGCTCTTCCCTGGAGCGCATGAACCTCGTAATAAAGAAACACCTTCCGATTGCCACGGCGGAACAATACAAGCTCGTTCGATACGAACAAACCGGCGAGATGGTCATGGACGAGAACGCAGTCAAAGAACAGCAGAAAAGCGCCGAGATAGTTCTCAAAACTGAGGCGATGAGAGCGACCATCCTGGGATATGCCAAGCCAAAAGAGATGAAGGATTCTGGAGGGTTGGACATTAACGAGATTACTCGGCTACTAGCATCCAAAGCGGCAGAGATGATCCACAATGTCGCCATTGAACAGCCCGATAGGGTGGAACCAAAGCCAATCGACCTTTCCAAAGTAAAACTCATTGAGGCATGAAACCCGTAAAGCAGACGAGGCACGGAAAGACGGATGGAAACTGCTTTGCGGCGTGCGTAGCCTCGTTGCTGGGTGTGGAACTCAAGGAGATAGACGAACTGCTTCACCCTACGGAAACCGACTCAGACTGGTTTAAACCGCTCCAGAAATACCTCAGAAAGCATCATCTGACCTTCGTGAACGTGAGCCTGAAGCATGGCTGGCCCATGTCTGAAATACCGAGCCTATATGTCATCGCCTCGGGGATGAACCACAAGCACACCTGCCGTCACTCAGTAGTAGCCAAGATAGAAGGGGCCACGCTCCAAATGGTGCATGACCCCAGCGGGGTTGATGAGCCGCTTGCGACGGTGGATTCGATCGGGTTTTTAGCGCGAATTTGACCCTTCGGACAAGTCCGGAGTTGAACTCCTAGTTTCGGGATAATACCCAAACTCCAGCAGCGAATCAGCCCACGACGTAACATCCTTGGCCTTCACGGTTTTACTCAAAACCTGATCGCCGTAATCCTTCGCCACGGATTTGTCTAAAGTAACCCAGTCTCCTGGCGATATATCACCATCAACTCCCTTTGGAATCCCCCTATATATCGTCACATCAGCATCTGGTTTGCCTCGTATTGAATTAAGGATTCGTAGCACGTTCTTTTCTCTGGGGTCTCCACTTCCGAAAAACTGAAGGGCGTTCTTCGTGTAAATATCAGCCCCGAATGATTTCGATAAATCGTGCAATCTTGACGCTCCTCCTTCATCCATCATCGGTCGGTGGGCCATTCTGTAATCCTCTTGATTTCTTGAATCACTTGGCATGAATAGAACTCGCCCGTTTTGATCCACGCGAGGATGCGCGTCTCTCCATTCTCTTGACCATTGCGCTAAGGTTTCCGAAGGCACATCGGTCAACTCCGAATAGCCGCCCTCTTTCATCTTCTGCTGAAAGAATCCCCGTTGCGCCATCATATCGGCCTTGAACGCTTTTTGGCGGTCTGCGGCGGATAGGTCTGGAGCAGAGACATCATTCGGCATGAAACGAATATCCGAGTTCCTGCGGCTGAATTGGCCGTTGTTTTCGGTGCTCTTTATCTGAGTGGGATTAAATACGACGTATTCATCACCGGTGGGATTTATGATTCCATCAAACCCTTTCTTTTTGAGAACCTTGGCCATGTCATAGTCGCCCCAGTAATCATCCCCCATGTCGCCCTGTATTTCGCGCATGAAGTTGATATCATCCTCTGATGCTCCTAATTTTGAGTAAAGCGCATTGTATTCAGAATCAGGAATATTGAATAATCCGTACTTTGATACCAGTTCATTGTGATAATGGTCAAAATCGCTCAGCATTTTCATGTCGAATGGTTTCTCCATCCGGAGATACACTGAGTACACCTTGGCGTTAGGAGAGTCTCCGTTGGCACCCTTGGAATACCCAATTGCGTCCTCCATGTTTGGAGTGAAATAGAACCCATTTCCATAATCGCCAACTCCCCCATTGTCGGCTCCAGTGCCGCGCTTTCTGGCGCTGAACTTGTTGAACTCTCCATGAGGAGATCCGTGGTACATGACTCTTGGTCTTCCGGACTCATCCAGAACCCTGGACGCGCCAAACCATTTCTTGAATTCTGGCGTTTTTGTTTTATCTGCAACCTCTTCCCCTGGATTCGCCTCATTCGGCATGAACCCTGCCGCAACCAGATCGGATCGCGGAACGCCTGTGCGGGATAGATCGGCCTTATCTCCCATGTATTGGTCCTGACTACGGAACGCCTCGCCTTGGTCGCTGGAAACCTCATGGATTAGGTCCGCTCGGATTTCCTCTGGCGTCGGCTCAATGACTTGTCGGCTCCCTTCAGCTTTGCCCTTGGAAACAAGCCCCAATTCGTTCATGGCCTTTCTCAATGGATTCACCTCCCCGGCAATCGGTTGATTCTGATTCAGTGAAGCAAAATCTCGAAATTCCTGGCCGCGATCCGTCCTCGACTTGGCTCCTTCATTCCCTTGGATGAAGTTGAAGAAGTCAGCTTTCTCTTTGCCGATGTCGATTGGGCGGTAATTCGGATCAACCTGTACGGGAATGGCCTCGGTGCCGGTCAACTTGCGGTCGCCTTGCCCCGTGTATCCGTGCCGCTGGTTGTCCACGTAGGCATTGAAATCCTGCGTAAACTCAGGGTCATTTACGCTTTCCCACGGAGCGCCCCCAACGCGGTTCATCATGTCTATCGTCTTGATGGCGTTACCAATCATCTTGTCTACTGACCAACCCTTGACGATGATATTGCCCGTGTTCGTGACCTGGAAATACGGGCGCACTAGACTCTTGTTTGCCAGCTCGGATTCGCCTCTTCCGATCGCCCTTTGATCTGGCGTGCTCTCAGCCTGAGCTTCTTGGCGGGAAAGGTTGGTTTGATCTGAGTCTAGTCGCTTGGCGGAATCATAAACCACGTTTAGCGGTCCATCGGATTCCTGAATCTGGCGAATTTGATCAATCTGCGCCCGGGTAAGTCCAGCCTGTTGCAGAATTCTCTGATGCGCTGGATCATCGAAATCGAACCGCGTTCCGGAAATGGATTTGGTTCCATCCCGATTGGTCCGCATGGTCACGAGGTCCGTGTCCGATGGCAACGCCTTGGAATGCGCCTCCATCACCGCGTCACGGGTAATCTTGGCTAGTTCTTTGCGTACTGTCTCTTGCCCCTTTCTCCCTGGCTGATAGCCTTTCGTGGAATCCACGGCGATTTTGGTGACTTGATCCTCGGAAAGCGGCTTTGGCTCCAGAGTCGGCCCGGAAATGGGTTTCTCGCCAGTCTCTACCGGTTTTGATAGGTCCACGGCTCCGGTTTCTTGCGGTTTCGGCGCTTCTTCAGTGGCCGCAACCTCTGCTTTTTGGGTAGGTGCCACGCCGGCGGTATCGGTTCCCGGCACGATTGGTCCTATCCCGGTGTCGGTAGGTGAAATGGGCTGTTCTCCGGAGTATCCTGCCGTGCGCGGGATTTCTCCGCTGTCGGCAAACCGGATGGCGTTTCCGAAAAGCGTGTCTGGATGCTCTTGGCGTCCCTCGTCATGCAATGCCTCAATGTACGAATCAATGATGCCAGTTCCTTCCTGCATCTTCTCTTTCGTGCTCCGGACGGTGCCACGTTTCTTGCCAACTGGCTGGAGTTGATTCGTGTAACGCTCGATGAAGTCTTGCCGCATCTCTGGCGTTACCCCATGCGTAACCTGAGTGGATTCTGGCTGTTCTGGTTGCTGGGAAAGATCAGGCTGAACGGGGGCCCCGGGCGTCTGTGGGCGCTCCAGATTGGGCTCTGGTTGGCGCTCGAACATCTTGGCTTGGCTCATGTTGCGAACCAATCCTTGACGCTCTTTGATTAGATCGTTTCGGGCCGAAATCTGTTCAGGTGTCGCATTCGGCGGAAGCGGTTCTGAGATTTGAGAATCAAGCTGCTGAAGCCTGAAATTAGCGCCTTCTTCGGTGGCCGGGTTTCCAATGGATTCTTTCCCGGCGCGGAACAGAAGATCGGACATCCCGCGCGTGATGGACGCGATTTCCTGCCCTCCAAAGCCAAGCTGCCCGTTCTCGGGTTGGATTCCGAGGTTCTCTTGAAGGAATTGCGATGCCGCGTCCCTTACCTTTTGGGTAAGCGTTTTAGGCAGTCCGAATTGCTCGATATTGCCACCAGAAAGAATCTTGCGCCCGGTCTCGGCAAGGAACTCGCTCTCGGCCTTCTGGCGTGACTGCGGGTCATTGGTGGCCAGTACGTCAGCACCAAGGCTCTTGTTGTAGGTATCGAGGAAGTTCTGGAAATCCTCAGTTGGATTGCCCTTCTGGTCGTACAGGTTTGTGTGCAGTTCCCGGGTTAGTCCCTGGGTTAATTCTGGCGCGATACGCTTGGATAGCTCCTCAACAATATGCGCCCCTTCATGCCCTGCCGTGTTCCCGGCATCGGCATTCATGGCATCCGTGTTCAGGAACACCTGCGAGCCATCCGGCGACACGAACCCATTGGAATTCTCGCCAACACCTTCCACGCCGTTGTTTGAAAGGGCCTGCTTGTAGTCGTCTCCCTTGATCGCGTAAATCTGGTATGGTGTTCCGTCTTGAGTGCGCAACCGGCCAAAGAAAGCGCGGTATTTATTCACCACGTCCTGAGATGCGGGATCGAGGTTCTGAACCCCGCTTGCGTGCGCGTCATCATACCCAACCCCAAATTGCTTTTGTGCGCCTTCTTGGGTGAGGATGTTGTTTAGCTGGTTCTTCATTCGGAGATAGCTTCCATCTTCCGAATTGCGCACAAATCCGCCAAGGATGCCGATCCCAGCCGCGCCCCCTTCTTTCTCCGCGAACTCCGAGGCGTTGTCGGATGTCAATGCGTTCAATGGTGCCATTGAAACCGCGCCCGTAGCTGCTCCCTGAAGGCCAGAGCGAACCGCTTGCTTCGCGGACGCAAGGTTCATCTGCGGGTTAAGGAATCCACCTCCATTCGCTGCCTCTTTGATTGCGGCGGCGGATTCAGGGGCGATGAACTTAGGATTGAGAAGCTGTTCGCCTGCTTCATTGGCGAGCTTTCCAGCGAGCTTGCCAACCCCTCCAGCGGCCAGCAATCCCCCTCCTATAGCGGCTTGGTCGGGGTGATTGTAAAGGTATTTCCCGGCCTCATAAGCCCCCAGTGCCGTAGCGCCGCCAGCAGCAATCTTTCCGGCCAATGGCAATTTCTTGACGCCAGCAATCACGGCGTCGGCGGGAACCTCCAGCGCCTTGCCTCCATACTTCAAAATGTTTCCAGCAACCGCATTCGTGACCTCTCCGGGAGCGCCAAGCGGGATGAATAGCTCTGGGTTGATAGCTCCCGCGGCGTTGCTTACGTCTTCCGGATTGATTGTGACTGCGCCTTCTTGTTTCAGCTTCTCGGGGTCTTCGCCTGCCTGGATTGCGCCTCCCAAAGTCTCCAGGGTTTGGCCCTTGGCCGTCGCCTGCTTCTCCGCTTCCATTGCGACTAGGTTGCGGAAATATTCGCGATCCGAAGCCTCGTCTTCGCCGCTATCAATGGCCTTCGGGGCCGGTTGCGCTGGCGTAGTTCCGATCTGTTTGCGATGCGGGACATATCCAGACATCGCAGCCAATCCAGAAACCAAATCCACTGCTGAATCTGGGTCAACATCTGGCATTTTCTCGTAAATCGGATGCGATGTTTGATCGTCTTGAGTTTGCGTGGCGTAGCGAATCGGGTGAATTATCTTGTCGCCTACCTTCATCGCGTCTTCGCCCAATGAAACGCCTGCGTTTTGAAGGATGCCTAACCCCTCCGCGTATGCCCGCTTGGTTCCTGCATCTTGATCTAGGTTGATCGTGGGTTCCGTGAATGTGCCATCGGGTTGCTCCTGGACATTGTACGACCTAGCGAGTTTCGGAAGTTCCGATTGAGCTACTACGGACGCATCCCCTAATGCCGTCCCGATACCTCCAGCCAGCCCCTTGACCGCCGCAGGAATAGCTTTGCCGAACTTAACCGCGTCTTGGCTGGTTATTGGCTGAGTGCGCTTAGCTTTAAATACCTGATACGCTGTATCGAAATCATTGGGGTTATCGATGGCGTGTTGAATCGGGTTGAAAGAACTATCGCTAGCCAATGTCGAAATCTTATCCCCAAGCGCATCCTCAAATGAGAATGAATCAGGCGATTGCGGAGACTTCAGCGCATCCTCGAAAGTAAAGGTATCTGGCATCTTATTTGACGATAGTGAACTTTGATCCGTCCCAGGTAGCGGCACCGCGAGGCGTTTGATATGTCTGGCCTGGCTTTAGTTCCGCCTTATTCGACGGCATTGAAGGGTAGCTTGCGGCGGGTGTAGCACTGTCATTGGATTGCTGCGGTTCAAATCCAGTGATTTGGCGCGGGGTGAATGCGTCTTCTGGTATGTTGCGCATCTTTGCGCGGCCTACGTACAACTGACGGGCTTGGTCTAGCTGTTGCTGAAATGGATGCACGTGCGATTGCGCGAGCTGTTGGCCGAACTGCAAGACTTGCTGCCTCAACGCGGGATCAACCAACCCCTTTCCCTGTAGCTTATTGAGTTCGCCCTGGAATCGATCTAGTAGCCCTTGGCCTTGCGTTAAAAGCTGTTGCGCTTGTGCTCCCCGTCCTGGCGTTCCGCCACGAAGAAGGGATTGCAGGGATTGCATCATAGCTTGATCGCCAAGGTTGTTTCCCTGCCGATAGCCGTCTTGAAGCGTATTCAGCGCCTCAGTGTACGGCCTAGCGCGGTCTTCTAGGTGTTCCTGTGTTCGCTGAAGCTGGCTTTCGGCCTGATCCAAGAACTTCTGCTGATACTCGTTGAGCGTCGCGCCGTTTCGGGACCGTGCCTCCGCGAGCATGGCCGCGAACTCCTGAGGGCTTGTCCATTGATCGGCCACTACGTTTTGATGCAGCCCCTGCTGGATGAGTTCGGCGGGGAGGTTGTATTTGCGGAGAAGCGGAACCTTGATCGTCTGCCGTGCGCCTTGGTAAGCCCTTTCTTCCTCCAGTCCATTAGGCGTCTCGTTAATCGCCATGATAGCGTAGGGCCTTCCTGCTTCATCTTGGTAGATCGAGGTGCCGTTGATTTGCTTTACAACTGGACGTGCGGAAATCTGATCCATTACCGCTTTTCGGCGCTGATCGAACGGAAGCGAAACGATATTTCCAGCGTCATCCACAATAAACGGCTTGGATGGTGCGGCAACGGGCTGCTGTTGCGTTTGCTGAGCCTGAGCAGGGGATTGCACACCCGAAGTCTGCTCGAGCTTATCCTGAACCTCGCTGAATCGGTCGGAAGTATTACCCAAATCAGCCGCAGCGGCATCGTATGGGCTCTGCCCCTGGTTCTGCTGGACTGGTGCCGGTTCTGGAGCGGTAGGAGCCAAAGAGATTTCAGGCTGGCCCGAAAGCGACAACTCAAACGCCTTTGACCCCGCGACCGGAGGACGCGCCACAATTCCGGAATCTCCGTTGCTGGCTGTCGTTTGCGAAAGATCGATTGCGGACAAATCCGGGAACTTCGCATCAACCGGCGTCGCCGTGTTCTGCATCGTGACAGGCTTAGCCTGGAATCCACCGCTCAAATCAGCGGATGCGGGAAACAGCCCCATGTTGTTTCCATCCGCATTTGGATCAAGCGTTCCGCCTCCATTGGTCGGAAGTGCGGCGTCCACGGGCGCTTGCTGCTGGTCAACTTGCGCTGCTGGAGCTTGGGGTGAATTTCCTCCGTCATCAACTCCGGTAAGAGCACCAAATGGAGTAAGATAGCTGTTCCTCTGGCCGGTCAGCGACTCAGTGGCCCGGTTGTGTCGGGACTCTTCGCCAAGTCGATTAGCTTCGATTTCGCGCTGAGTTCGGGTCAAATCACCTTGCTGAGTTAAACGATCATGCTCCAGCCCTAGTTCTGCCTGTCTCCATCCGGCCTCGTTTTGCATCTGCTTTAGCTTCAGATGCGTTGCGACTGCGTTCTGTATCCCTTCGGCAATTGGTGCAACCAGTGCATTGAGGTTTTTGGCAACCAACTGCGGAGCTTCCCGGTTGAAATATGATGCCGGGTTGAGCGGCTGGAAAACAGGAGGCGCGATATTGAACCGTGGAAACTCTTGGAAATTCATAGCTTAGTATTTTCCGTATGTAATCTGCGGGATGCCGAAAGTAGCCGTTGGCACAGCGCGAGGAACCGGAATCTGTAATTCGCCCTTTTGGGTTGCCTGCTTGATAGTGTTGCCGAGTTGCTGCCCCATCATCATTGCTGCCTGCGCCGATTGCCCTCCCCCTCCTGATGGTTTTGCCAGAGTTGCGTCTGAAGTTTGAACGGTTCCGCCTTGGATCGCCCCATTAGACGCGCTATTCTGCCATGTCTGCGTACCGGTTGGCGCATAACCAGCAGTAGAAGAAACGGGCTGAATGGGAGTCACCGAAGATGCCTGATTTACCACTGGGCTTTGAGCCTGAGACGAATTCACGCCCTGAAGCGGCCCTGAAGGATTGGAGGCGGGTTTTGACACATCCGAAATGCCCGAGTTCTGTATCACGGACGAATACCCGTTGTTTTGCGATTGCTTCGGCCCGTAGCCAAGCGATTGCATGATTGCGTTAATAAGAGATTGGCTGTCCATGATCGGATAGGATGCTTGTCAAGCATTTACCGCTTTTGACTGGTTTTTAAAAGCGGAATCTCAGGGAAAGCCTGAAAAAGAAAACCCGACGCATCACCACTTAGTGAGCGCCGGGTGCTTGTGAATTGCGTAGCAGGAAGGCGGAAGTTATCCCGCTTCGTCAGATTCGCAAGTTTGAATGTAATCAACGATGGATTCACTCCATCCGTCGATGTGGCTCCATGATCCGTATCCGACGCCATTTTTGGCGCTGGCCACGTTCACCATGTAAGCCTTTCGGTCTGCATCTGGAACCGGATCGGCTGTTTGCTCGTCCGAAATCACGATGATCCGCTCACTCTCGAACTGCATGCAATGCCGAACGGTTTGACCTAGGTATGTTCCCGAGTGCGCCTGTGAATTCACCACGGCATCCCGCAGCGCAAATCCCCGACGTGGCGGAACCTGAACAATTCCATTTGAAAACGTCAGGATTGATGCAGATTCGCAAACCTCGCGCAAAAGCATTGCAAGCCCGCAAGCCGCATCCAATCGGCGCAAATCGGACTTTGATGAAATGGATGCATCCATTGATCCCGAAACATCTACAAGGAGCATCGTTCTTCCTGGGAGCTTCTGTTTTCCATCCAGACACTTGAACATGGCCTCTTCTAGTTCTGGCTCCAACTGAGGAGCGAACCGCGCAGCGGCAATGAACCGGAACGGGAGAACGCGCTCGGTTCTGATGTCCTTCAGCGCAGATCGAATCACGATTTCAGGAACTCCAGATTGATGCATGTTTCGGAGATTCCGAAGAAGCGCCAAAGCGCCAAGTTTTCGCTCCCCAAGAAGTCGAATCCATGTCTCTTTCTTGTCGGCACCCGAAGACAGTGAAACTTCCCATGTATCAGGAATCGCAAGCGATCCATCCACCAGCTTCTTGAACAGAACTGCCTGATTCTCATCTTTCGGCTTGGCGTGACACAGAAACAGCACGTCACGAAGCTTTATTGCACCATCACGATTGTACTTTGAGAGGCTGTACTCATCGAACTTGGTGAATGCTTGCGCCAAACCAAGCTTGACCTGCTTGGAAAACGGCTGCTTCCCATCCTTCCAGTAGATCGCCACAAACTCCGACAATTCATCCGGGCGCTGAATCACCCTTGATAGCGTTTCCGCAACGAATGGTTTATGAGAATTAAGACGCGCCATCTCCCGAACTATCAGTAATGGAACATGCCGGAGTTTCATCTTCTCGCGAGCCTCCACTGCAATAGCAGCCACCACTTCGGGCCTGACTTTCGGAATGGTCTCTGAAATCCGTTTCGCTATGGATTCGCCGGACTCGTAGAATTCCGATTCCCAAAGCATACACGCCATGACAGAACGGCGCAGTTGTTGCTCGGGATTGATGTGTTTTGCTTTAGCCCCTTCGTGAGTGCGAATAGGGGATGATGGGATGTTGAGTTTCATGATTACGGTTTAAACTTTTCCAGGGAACAATCAAAACCAGTCGTTTACGGTGCCTAGACCGTCCGATTATGAGTCAGAAGTAACTGATTTCTACGCCACTGGAAATCTTCTATCGGGGAACAAGCGGAAACGGCTATTTTAAGCGTGCTACCATTACACTACAGCCAACAGGTTGGCCGTCTGGATTCGAACCAGAACTACTCGCTCCACATGCGAAGTAACCGTCACCTACGCCACCGATAAAAATTGGGAAAGATCAAGCGTCAGGGAATAATCCGAAGCGGTATTTTTCATTATAAGCGAAGTAACCGCACCGAGCGCCACTGACGATTTAGAGTTAAGCTCGCGCCCTTATATTTATCAAGTGGTTTTTTGAGATTTTAAGTTGCCCCTCAAAATCCCCACTCTCGAAAGGGCAATCCGCAATTCGTTCTCATTCTGAAACCCGGACTCTCGTAGCCATGTATTCAGATCGCATGGGACGCCAACCCCCATATCTTGACAGTGATCCTCCAGAATGGATTCGATTGGCTCCCTGGAAATTGGGCAGTGCATGAAATCCGGAGCAACCCTATTCACGGCCATTTCCTGAGACGCAGCCTCATCTGCTACAGAAGGATATTCACCAGTTATTCGCAGGTGATCGAGAACGGTTTTCGTGTTCCGGCACGCCACTTTTGACACATGCAACGCCTTGTGTAGTTTCCTGATTTTGGCGTTTTCGAGCATCAGTTGATTGAATTCAGAGCCGCTTAAATCGTTGCGATTCAGCCACGCAGAGAAATCGTCATCGCATCGAATGCCGTGCACAGCGCAAAATCGCGATGCTTCGTCCCTCCATTCCTCTGCGCTTGGTTCCAGATTCAGAACCTCGGACAATACCCGGGCAGCGAGCCGGTTATTCGCATCCCAGTTGATTCGCTCGAATTGATCCGATTGCAGCGCAAGAAACCCGTCGATCTCGGCAAGCGGCACCTCGCCATCGTTTCGCCTTACGCGCCGGTCGCGTTCGTATTGAGCATTGAATAGATGGCATTCCCGCATTTTGAAATCCGGAACGAAAGGCGATTCGTACTTGCTGAGATTGTCTCTAACATGTCGCAACGTGAACTCGGCGTCTTCGCCCTTCACGTCCACGTAATTGCGCTGGAACTTAGATCGCATCCATTTGGGAACCAGCTTTAGGGTTCTGTCCGGGAAATATGCTTTCCTGAAAGCGTCGTGGACTTGCTCGAAATCATCGCATTCGATCTCGTTCTCGGCCAAAAGAGCAACCAATGTTTCAGCAACGTTGACCATCGGCAGGCTCGTTGGAACACCCTCATGAGAGTGAGTTACGGCTACGACGTCGTCGTCCTCGAAATTACCGTTCTTGTACCACCAGAATATCTTTCCGAATCCCTGCATTCCGAATTCGTGACACTCCGCAGCCCGAATCGCGCCCATGCTCGAGCATCCGATGACATGGATGCCTTTCGATAGGGCGAAAAGGATTTCCTTGTGCCAGACGGAAAGGCTCTGACCGAACACCCCGTCAATTAGGATGATGACGTTTGGCTGATCAATGGTCGCCACCGAAAGCAAATCGCTCTGCTTGCACGGCGGCAGGTAAATGGCATCCGGAAGGATTTCCTTTGCCTTTTCAATCGGCAGCGACGGGCCTAGGAATACAACGATCTTGATGGGTTTTTGCACGGTATCCGGGTGTGTAGTTCTCGAACATATATCCCTCTAGCCCTGGCACGATAACGCGCACAACGGAGATGGGCACGGAAGGGGTTGATAGGTCAGCTAGAAGCACTTGATTCAAGCCTGCTTTCTGGAGTTTGGAAATGATGAGTTCAATGTCTCCATGAACAGAATCGGTTGACTGATCCACTCGCTCGCGGGCGTCCACGGACGGCGGCACCTCATCAAAGATCACCATCGCGTCTTGCTGCTTGCGAGTGACCATGAATTGACGGCGGTACATGTCATCCCTAGCCCCGGCGATGTAGCAGCAGCGGGACTGGCACGCCTCTGTAATGGCCCGGATCATGGCAATGGGCGGGTTTAGATGGCATCCGTACCCAAGGAAAACCCCTGAATCCGGGACTTCGCGATCAACGATCATCGCGCCATACGCGGGAACATCAATATCGGTCGTGACATCGAACAGGAACACACTCACGCCAGCGGAATCTATCTTGCCTAGCAGTGTTTTGGTGTCGCTATCCTCAATCGTTGAAAGGTCCACCCTGCGAGGCTTTACGCCATGCTTTTCAAAGGCGTATCGGCTGCAACTCCACGCGTCCCTCTCGATTACCTCCGTTATCCCATGATAAACCGCGTCAAGGAACGTTGCGCCCGACGCAAGTCCATTGGTTCCTATCTGAAACGCCAAGAGCATGGACCAAGGGAGTTTCCGGGAATTCGTGTACGATCCCACGTTCCCGGTGACTTCCATACTCACCATTTCCAGCGGAGCAGCCACGTTTGTTTGGTTCACGATGTCCCAAACGGGCGTCCAGTCGAACGCTAACTCGGGGTGAAATATGCTCCCATCCGTAAGGCACAGGTTTTCAATTGGAATCTGGCCTATGCGCCCAGCTAAATCGCTGTATTTAGCCCTGAAGCTTGGAAGAACGGCCCTTTCCGCAATGGCCACCTCCAGCGCCTCCATTGCGCCGGATACCTTAGCAGCATCAAGCGTTAACCCCTTGCCGGAATTGATGGAGATTGTCGGCGAGTTCGGCCTAACGGCGGTGACAACAGGAACCCCGATTCGGTCTAGTCCCGCGATATTTCCGATTCTGGTTATTTCGTATTCCCTGAAATGCGGCCTCAGGGTTTCAAGAAACTCGGATGGGTCAGGCTTCTTTTTGTGAGACTGGAAATACTCCCGGTCTCGATAGTGAATGCTCATTGCCTTAAGCAATAGCCAAATCCATCCCCGAACGCACGCAAAACTTCAAACAAGGCTTTGAGGAAATGAAGGAGGCAAACCAGCGGCCATGGAGGATATACAACCTCGCAAACCAGACAGGAGCCGATTTAAACAGCCATGAGCGAAACTGCTTCCACTTTGGGCTATCCACTCCGTAAACCTCCCTAGCAACCCAGCAAATTGCAGCGGCGGCAGCGGCAGCGCCAACAGCAGAGCCCATAGCGCCGGTTGTTCCGTTGGATTTCTGGACTCGAGCATTCTGGTTCGTGGCGTCGATCTGGGAGTTGTACTGTCCAGCCTGAACCTGAGACGCGTAGTTCGCCTGGTTCCAGTTGTTCTGACCGGCCAGATTAGCGAGGCTTAATTGCAACGCGCCCTCGCCCCCAAATCCAAACGTGCGCGGCTGGCCTCCATAAAGCTGTTGGGAGGTCATTAAATCGTTCGCTGTTCGATTGCGCATCCGGTCCTGAAAATCAAGCACGCCAACCCCTAGGTTGCGGGCAACATTCGCCTCTGCCGCTGAATTGGGAGCAATTGATCCATCTCCAAAAGCATTTAGGGAAGACGAGATTCCCGCGTTTACCAGTTCATTATTGATCTGGGGCGTGATTTGCCCCTGCGAGTCGGCCAGCGCAGCGTTGTTGAAATTCTTGGTCGCTTGGACTATCTGCGGATTCCTGCGCCTAAAGTCTGCATCGGAAAGCTGATAGGCATTTGCATCATACCCAATAGCCTGCTGGTTCAATCCCGGAATATCAGCCTTCTGATAGTCTGGCATTGATGGCGGGTTGTAGTGCTTAATCTGAGGAGTAGGTCCGCCCATAAAATTTACTTGCTATCGTAAAACTTTCTTGCTCTGGGGTCAAAACCGAAATGCTCCAATATCTGAGGAGTGAACGAGGTATTTTCTGGAGTCACGATCGAGCAGCACCCAAAGCGTCCACGGACGGCTGTTGCTACCGTATGGCATACCTCGTAAACGTCGCGCTTGGATGAGTCAGGATGTAGCGCGGGGTATATCACGGGGATATTCGGGATCTGGAAGTAACCCACCCGTTTCCCGTTCCGAAAGCACTCATACAAAGGCCAATCAAGCGTATTGACTGAATGATCGAACCCCCTCGCCCATTCGTCCAGAGAACGAAGAGCTTCTTGGGTTGTGATCTGCTTTACGTCGATCATTTGGCGCGAATGATCCATTTAAGGGCCATAGACGGCTGCGTATTGGCATCCGTTCGGCCTCCTGAATAAGACACACCCGTGACTACTGTTGCGCCTGTGCCGGATTGCACTGTTCCTGTGGCATTGGTTAGAGACGGTAAATCTTCTGTCCCGAAATCACTCGCAAATGATCGTGTAGTGAGTCCGGTTCCTGTTCCCGCGCCAACGATAGTTCTGCTCCTTAAATCAGGAAGCGTGAAATTGCTAGCGTCCACTGGAGTAAATGGACTGCCCAATCCGCCAAGCGCTGCGTATAAGTCAGGGTAAGAGGCAACGGCTACCGTTTGACCAATACACTCCAGATAGTTTGACGGAATCGTTGCTCCAGCGTATGCGGTAATTCCGCCGATCGGGAATTCCGTTTGGTCGCCCGTATACCTTCCGAGCGTGGAGTTCCATACCTTGAGTGTTGGCGGCGTATTGGAATAATCCATATACAGCCCAGCATCCGAACCCGGCATGGTGGTTGATGCGCCGCCTGGCAGGAATGCGGAAGCATCAATCGAACCGCTGAGATAAGTCGGAAGAGCATTGAGGAAATCCTGTGGTGAGTAGGTTGATCCCCCTGGAAGAGTTCCCACTGACCAAGTGATATTTATGGGGCTTAGGGACATAATTGGATTGTGCCTCTCTCGTTACGGATATGCAATACCTCCACCATCTGCGGTGACGATATTGTGTTCGCCAGACTCGGAAACCGTGGGAAGACCAGTAGCGGGACGTTGATAGGCATCGGTCTCGATTCTGACGGCTTGCACGGCCATCTTGCCTTGCCAGTCAATGCGGATTTGGAACGCCTTGTCAATGTCTGGTGTCTGATTCTTTTCGATGCCTGAAACGCTGTTTGTTATCGAAAGATTCCCTGCTGGCACTTCGTTCGTGCGAATCGTGCGCTTCTGTGGCGAGTACGTGCTCCATGTTGACGTATTGACGGTGAGCGTTGGTTGGTTGATTGAACCGAAAGAACCCGTTTCCGCCTGCAATGTGGTATCGAGCACTTTGATCCATGGCCCACGGATACCAGCGTAGTAGACTTGCAGCGTCACGGTGCCGCTGAGTTCCGCGATGTCGATCTCGGCAAACTTGAATCTCCGAAAATCGCCATCGAAGAATACTGAGCGCGTCTCCAACGAGCAAGGGATTGGGTTTCCGTTATCCTGTTTGCTAGAGCTTAGAGCCTCCCATACATGAACGGTTCCGCTGTTGTATTCCAAGGCGTCTTTGGACAAACAGAAGATGCGGTTTTCGCCATTCACTACTCCAGTGGTCCATTCAACAGGCTGAATCCCGTTCCATACGCCAGACCAGCAAGGAGGATCTTCACTGTTCAGCATTGCGGCAGGGGACGCATCGAGCACCCACGTTTCGCGATTGTAGGCCAACGCCCCAGACGGAACGGAGACTAAAAATAGATTCTCCATCGCCCCGCAGCAGACCGAAGATGTGACAGGCGAAAGATACGCCTTGCTTCGCATCATCTCGTTGTCGCGAAGCACGATCTTCCCTGTGCGGTAGGAATTCAGCGCAGTGTCGAGATTTATGAGACCGGTCCTACTCCACCACCATAGCATTCCGTAATAGTTGGCGATGCTTTTTCCAGCCACGCACCCGACGCTCGGCAATAGCACTTGCTGGAAATTGGGCGTGCTCTGCCAGAGCGTACGATCTCGGATATGCGATTTGACGGCACTCGTTGTGCGGTCGGTAAAGACGATAAGCGCGTCATCGGTCGGCGCTTCAGTCAGTCCAGTGATGGGAAACTCGAACCAAAACCCATCCTTCTCAGCCAAATAGGTGCCTTCGATGAAAGTCAGCGGATCAATGATGTTCGATGCATAAAGTTTCGATCCAGAAGCTACCCATAGACGGGAGCCACTCCACTCCATCCACAATCCGATAGGCGTTCCGTAGGACGGAGGCGAAGGCTCAATATGCCCATTGCTATTCCCATCCCAATATGCGGCCTTTGTCCGACCATCCTGCATAATAAGGATATTGTACTGAGGGATTAGCGAGACGGCTTGCGTATTAGGGTTGGTTGTCGCCCCTCGTTTGCACGCCTTGAAAATGACCTGAGGAGCCTTTGGATCGAACTGGATGTTGTAGAGAACCTGAAATGTCGTGAACGGATACTTGCTGACGTAAATCTGTCCATCCACTGCGATCACTAGATATTTCGTCAAATCCGTGGCCTCGAAAAGCGTGATCCCTTGGGCGTTGATTCCCGTGATTCGATTCAGTGGAGTCGGTTGCGCAGTGCCCGTAATACTGGTTAATACCCCATATAAATCCACCAGCTTAAATCCTGGCCGGGTCTGGATTTGATTCCCGCGATTTAGTGCGTTCACGGCCCATCCATATTGACCTTCTTGCAGCATATATGGAGGCGTGAAGCTATTCACCCCCATCATAAACGTGCTGGCATCCTTCTGTATTCGCGTTGTATTTGGAGCCGATTCCATTAATTGATAGTAAGAGTTACCGTCAATTTGTATGCCCGATAGGTTGATTTAACTGGGCTGTCATTGTTCGCGAAAATCCAGGCCCCGTCCCTATCGAAATACCAATGAAAAATGCACGGATCACCATTTGAATCAGTGGTATATCCAAAGCTTGGGGTGACTGGAACCAAAAGATTGGCGGTTCCTCCGCTAATACCAATAATCAATGGAGACGTTCCGCTCCTCGAAAATATTGCGGCAGTTGATGGAGAATATGAAATGCTACCCCCATCTGGAGTTGTGCAATTCCACAAGTCAGCCCTAAGTGACAAATTAAAAGTTCGACCGGGATACCGATTAAGCAGCGCAATCACTGACTTCATTAGGTTACTTTTGTAGATCCCAATCGTGCAGAATGTAGGCGTCTCGGTGAATGTCTGGGTGTACGGGAACGACGTAATTACCGTTGGAAGTCCACCTGACTGCTGCGGAGTCGGAGGCGTCGGAGTTGTGCCTCCAATTGACGAAATGGCCTTGTAGATATCACACGCTAGTTTCGTTAGCCTCGGAGTAAATGGGGCAAGTGCTTTGAATTTCATTCGATTGCCTCCCAGCTTGAAACTCCACCGAATACGTATTGATCAATGTTCAATCCCCCAGCTTCAGCCGGGTTATTTATCGCCTGTTCCTCCGAAAGCAGTTTGATGGCGTTCTGCCGGTATTCCTCGCCAGCGCCAGGGTCATCCTTCATCGCCTTGAGAGCACGGAGCGCCAAAAGAATAGCGGTGCGTGAACGAAGGTTAATGAAATCCGTTAGGCTTTTAACCTTGGAATCCCGCTTCCGATAGCGAATCCGAACCGTTGCACCCTTCGCACCTATGCGGATGCGTTGATATCTAGGATAAAGCTCATCGGGGTGATAGTATCCAAGCAATGTTCCTTCTGATCCGTCAGCATTGACCTGCACTAACCGGATAAAGGAATTGGATGCGCCTTTCGCTATCAGCGTGATTTGAGAAACCTTTATAGTGGTAGGCATCAAAGCGGTATTCGCCGTAATGACAAGACCATCGTTCCCGCTGGTTCTAAGGATATTTCCCGAGTCGTCCAACCCGTACACTGTCACGCTTACGCCATCGTCCGATGCGTCGTCGCAAATCGCGGCTAGCCTCAGTGGCGTTGTTGAGTCGATAGGATTTACGATTAGCGTATCGCCGTAGTTGTCCCATGTCGTTGGTCTTGCGAGGTTGTCATTGGAGCCATTGCCAGAAAGCGAGAACTCGAACCATTTATTGCGCATCAACATCGGCAGGCTGTTGACGGTCAATGCCAATATCCGGTCCACGTAGCGCGGAAGGGTCACAAAATAGCTGCTGGAATCGGTCACGATGTTGCAATAGCCGATTGATGCATCCCATTGTGCGGCATTCTGGAGTATCTCGATTGCGCTAGTTATCCGATCGAATAACTGAGCCCTGCCAATCTGCCCAAAGATGTCGCAAGCCTCGTCGTAGATGTCTCCAACGATTACCGCATCAGCAACGCCGATATTGCGATTTGTTGTCGGTATGATTTCGTTTTGCGCAGCGGCTTTGGCAGAGTCGATGGTTGCCTGTTTTTCTTCGAGGAAACGGACAGCTTGCTTTTCTGCCTCTTGTGCGGCGTCATAGGCGTCTTCCAGGTTGAGCTTAACCGCTTTACAGAACATGACTAAGGACAGCTCTGAATGCAGCGGGATGTAGTCTGTCTGCGCTGAAACCTTGAACGTCCTCCGGCGATACATTACGCGGAGAGTTGCGCCCGCCTTGGAAACACGAATCCGGCGAAACTTCGGCTCCACGTCGCCAATAGCGTAAAGTGCATAGAGAAGGGTATCGGTTGCCCCTTTGATGGAAACCGTTCCAGCCGTAGCGCCGTTATACGCAGCGGCCACATCCGCCCATGTCACAGTTCCCGCCGTGGGCGTTGCGTTGTGAATGGTCAGAACCTCGGATTGCGTCTGGCCGTTGATGTCCGTGCCGTACAGCGTCACTGTTTTCCCATTATCGCTGGCACTGAAACCAAACGCCTTAAATGTCATGCCAGTGTCGGCAATCGTCTTTTGCAAGGCACATGGCGTGCGCTCATCCCATGTGTATCCCAGCGTGTCTCCGGTTGGCGTGCCGTCGGTGTTCGACTGAAACTCAAAGAAACGGTCGTGGAAGAATGCCGGATTAGAATCGACATTGATCCGGATCGGCACCTCCACATCGCGTGGAAGGTAAACTAGGTTATCGGTCCCAACTGTAATCTTCAGATAGCCAATCAGCGGATCATAAAGCCCCTTATTCGCCCCAAGTTCAATCGCATCGGAGATGATCGAATAAACGTAGGACGAATCCGAGTTGCCAAGGATGTTGACTACCTTCTGATAGATGTCGGAAACGATCATGGATCACTTATCCCTTCGCATCCTTCTCGTAGTTGTCGAAAGCCTCATCAGCCTCTTCTTGGGCTGACTTCTTGCCCTTCTTTGGCTCTTCCGATTCACCGCTGCGGGTTTTCGGCGTGAAGTGATGAATCTCGATCTCAATGGAACTGCTCTTCTTGCCATCCCGGTCAGTGCGCTCGTGCTTACCAACGACCTTGTACTTCACATGCGCGTGGCCTTCGTCGGGGATGTCCGTCATGCCCTCAGGGGCGTTGTGAATATAGACTGATGGCCGGTCCATATACTCCTTGCCCTCGCATTCGCTGTCTTCGGCCAAGCCTTCCGGATCAGATGGCTCCGATAGCATCACTGGTCCGCCGTTCGCAATAGACCTGTCTTCGACTTCGCCTTTGTCCGGCGCTGGAGTTCCGAGAATGAATTTCTTCATAAATTATGCTTTCAAGTGTTTGGCTGCGCCGTGGATGCGGATTGTGAGTTTGCGTTCGAAGCTGCGGGAATTAGCACGAGGATCAAACACTTTTGCCGCTGCTTCGGTTAAGTCTCCCGCGTGTCCAGTGTGCAATCCTGGCCCGAGGTCAATGGCTGGAATAGGGCCTAAGATTTGTCCGCTCTGTTCGTCAACAAATGAAACATGAGCCCCGTCTGGATTCGGGTTTCCGTTTGAGCGAACACCCCAGCCAAAGAATGGAATCGGTGAGCCTTCACAAGCAGAATGCGCGATATTGAAAGGCAACGCACACCCCATGATTTCGGGATGCCTTTTTGTGCTCACCCCACTGGACGTATCCCCGTTGTCCTGTGGATCGTTGGCGCCACCAAAACAGGTTACGATAGCGCCTCTAATCAAGATGTCCTCGCCATTAGCCTCCATGACCCATGGCACCTTCGGGTTTTTGATAAAGCGAGTGGATTCCATGGGTTTAGGTGCGAACCAGGATTTGATTGACTCCCAGAAGCTCATTAGTTAGCAGCGTTGCTAACCGCCACTCCAGCAGCAGAGATAGCGGTTTGAACCTGTGCCGGGGTAGGCTTGGTGGGCAGCGATTTCAATACCGCCGTCGCCAAGTCTTGACCTGGCTTCGTGAACTTCGGATCACCAGAGAACACGGATGCCGTATTGGCGATGAGATTCCAAAGATCGCCATTGGATTTCACCACATTTGGATCAGTCGCCACCTTGACGATGGATTGAAGACCAAGATTCACGGCATCAGCACTTCCAATCTTTCCGCCACTCAATAGGTAGCTTTCAGCAATAGGCGTAACATCGGCAATCACTGCCTGAGTTGTGGGATTGGAAAGGAAGGTGTCCGCCTTGGAATTGAGAGCGTCCACGGACGCGCAAGCCGGGAACATTGCTGCAATGGCTGCGACATATACGAGTTTGATGAGCGAGTGTTTCATGATGTTTTGGTTTCGGTTTTTTCCTGAGTCGACAACTCAGGGGTTGCCTGTGGGCTTACTCCTGTTTCCCCTGAAGGTAAAGCCTTTTTCTCGTCACCAGGGGTTGTGTCGATGAACGCCCGCAGTGTATTGGCCGCAGAAAGCAAAACAGCCAGAGCGAGGATTACCGCGTCCCTGACTGAGTGAATGCTGGATATTCCGTCATGCAGCGGAGCCGCTATTGCGATGACGAGGTAAAGCACCGCACGCTGTTGCGTCTTGGTCATGGCCTAGTTCGTTTTCAGAGCCCTCAATGTGCCAGATGAAATGGTGAATGGAATGGCCGATAGCGTCATGCCATCCGGTGCGCTGATCGTTTGGGTTTCGCTGGCGTTGAATGTGGCACCTAGAACCGTACCAGCATAATTGGAGCTGGTCGTTAGGATCACTTGTCGAGCGCCCGCCGCAATGGTTCCAGAGGTTGTCAACGAAGTGCCAGAAACCACGGCTACGGTTGTAGCGGTTCCAGACGTGGCAACCTGAATTGGCTTCGCGCCGCTGGCCGCGTCATCCAGAAGCCGGTTGATCTTCCAGAGCGATTGCGTGTCACGATCCATATTCCCTGGCGTTGTAGTGCCTGGGAATGGATCAGCAAAGCTATTCGCTGCGATGATGAGTAGAATGAGGGCGGTGAGTCTTTTCATGTTTCGGCTTTCTGCCTTGGGTTTTGTTCATCGAAGAAATTGAGGCGCGAATGGAGTAGATACCAGCGATAATCGCCACAATCGTTGCCACGTTTCCAAGCATGGAGTGAAGCAAATCAAGCCAGTAAGAAGCGGCTCCCGCACTGGAAACCGCCGCTCCTGTTAAAATCCCTACCAATTCCTGAAATGGGGGCTTGTGAATCATTCCTTGCTCTTGTGCCACTTCAGCAGGCATCCAAATTACTCCAAGGATTTTTCGCTGGTTGGCTGTTATCATGGATCATATTGTTTATTTAGTGAACAAAGAACCCACTGAAGAACGTCATAGTGGCATTGAATCCTGTTAGCGTAACACCGCTGGACGCATACATGACATTCAGTGTGTCAGTGGTTCCATTCATGTACACTACGGCGCTTACTGTTATTGTGTCTCCGGAACTTGCGCTTCCAAGCTGCTTTGTCGCAACGAACTCGCCAGAGTTTCCATTTTTCATTATGTGCAGGTGAGGGCCCGTAACACTCGATCCAACTTGCACTTGAGCAATGACGTAATAAACACCAGCCGTTGTTGGAGTCCAAACGCCGGTTGAGCTGTTGTAGCAATTAGATGGAACGGTGACGTTAGTATCCACTGACGGATACGCCACGGTTGTGTTAGTGGAATCTGGTATGACCTGTGTTCCACTTTGATAAACGCGCAATGCGGGGGCGTATTTATTCACGTTTACGAGCCCCGACGCATCCCCAGTCATGGCGGTTGTTCCGGTTCCTAGTATGGCTAGGCTGTTTGCTATGGCCTTACCACCGCCACTTGTTGCTAGGATTTTCTTAACACTTAGATTTGTAATTTCCCATCCGCCTGACCCAAGGCTGCCGAAGAAGATAGTTTGCTGGGTAGAAACCGGGGTCTTGATAATAACGGAATGGTATCCCTTCGCACTAGGAACTTGATATCCTCCAGCCCCCCCAATCCCTATCCACAACGTCGAGTAGTTTACCGATCCTGTACCCAAATCATTAAGAATTGTGTACTCTACCAAGTAGTTGGTTGTGTCAGTTACAGTGATGGTCTGTGTTAGATAGCTATTATCATCGCCAGTAGTTTTCGCAGAAGTTCCCGTAATTGACCAAGCACCTCCTATGAATCCCCAGTTAGACGTACCGCTAGCAAAACTACCGTTGCTAATCAGGTTGCTACCCAACGACGGGCCATCCAAGTTCAAAGTTCCTGAGTTCGTGTCATAATAAGCCTTTTGGTTTAGAATAGGGTACGACTGGTCATTGAGACACTTCCCGGTGTATCCTATTGTATTATTTGAGAATATCCACGTTGGCGGGACAGGAATAGCTGATGACGGCATTCCCTGAAGCCAGTTGTCGGTGAATGACCCACCCGCCCCCGCCAGCGCAATTGTGCTACTCACAAACAGATTGTTGTGGCTAAATGAGACTGGTCCGGTAAGAGACACATCTGATGCAAGTAATTGGTTACCTGTTATAATCTCGCCTTGCGCCGTTGCATTTGCAACAATTCCAAAGGTATCCGAATGGTTAATCAGATTCCCTTCTATAGCCCCATGTGCCGGATTTGAATACTGATTTACAATTACACCATACCCATTTTGAGTTAAGGTGTTACGGCTGACTACCGTATTTCCCGAATTCACCATTATTCCAGTGCCGCAGTTGCGCACCGCATTTCCACTGATTACCGAATACTCGCCATCTGTCGTCGTGATTCCGGTGCTTATCCCGATTCCGTTGTAGTAAATATCGTTTTCAGAAATCCTAGGCCCGTATACCAAAGGAAGACTATTGCCGAATTCCTGAACACCCACGCCAGAGAAGCCATGAATAGAGCAATGCCACACGAATGCACCTGAAGTGCTAGCCCAAACCTGAATTGCGCTTCTAGTTCCTCCAGACGTTCCCGATCCGGTGACATTGTTTCCTCCATCAAAATCTAAATCGCTTACCTTAAGTGTGTATAAGGTTCCGCTGCTAATGCATGCTCCAGTGGATGGGGCTGAGAACTTTAGAGAGGATATGGCACCATCTCCAAAAATATAAGTATCCCTAACTAGTGTTAGGTTTCCGACTTTGTAGCTACCAGATGGAACGTAAACTGCCCCGGTGCTAGAAGACAATGCAGATTGGAATGCGGCGGTATCGTCCGTAGTTCCATCACCTTTTGCGCCGTATAGCTTAACATTGGCTTTCGCCCCGTACACATAGCTTGAAATGCCGTTGCCTGAAACTGATCCAGACAGAATAACGGGTCCAGACAGCGTAGTAGTGCTGGAAACCGTTAGCGGCGTAGACTGAGCGGCATCACCAAACGCAACTCCACAGAACGCAATCAGGATTACAAAGAAAGAGAGTAGGTTTTTCATCTTAGGACTGGGTATAGGAAATTTGGTCAATCCAAGCACCGGAAGAGTTTTGGACTTGGATTTTGAACCCGTTCGTGAGCGGTAGAAGACGCGCCTTTGTGCCGATCATCACCGCGCTCGTGGAGGGGTCAACGATGTCAGCGGGAGCAATATAGTTCCCATCCTTGTCGATGAGGAACCGCGAGAAGCAGGAGATAAGGTTCTCAGACTCTCCAGAGAGCGCCCGAGCAACCAACTCCTCTTGTTTTGTGAGCCCGAAAAGGGTTGTGAATCGGGCGTAAATTGTCCGCAGAATTGCGGCTAAGTCGGCAGGGCTTGGACTCATAGGAAAGAAACTCTAAGGCCACGGCTTTTTAAGGAATGGCGCACCTGGAAAACCGTATAACCAGGTGCGCCACAACCCATCGCCTAATCTTAGAGGCTATCCGTCGAACTGTAGTTCGGGTAATCCGTGCAGCTCGTCAGGCCGAAGTCAACGGCGCAACGCTTGTAAGCGATAGCGCAAACCGAGTGCGGGCGCTCTGGACGATAGGAACGCTCGATCTGGTAGAGATGCTGGCCGAAGTCCTGGAACTGGTTGCAAGCGTTGTCGCGGATCACGGCGAATTCGAGTTCGCCATTGACCAACTGCGGCGGGAACTTGAACCCGGCTGCGCCCATGTAACGCTTTGGCACACGGCGACGGAAGGAGTTCATGCCCATCAGGATTCCAACCTCGTAGCGAGCACGCGCCCAAGCTGGATTGATGCGAGCGCCTACGCCCTTCGTGGTAGCAACAGCGATTTCAGGCTCGATGAAGATCGGCTGGCCGTTTCCGTCCACGTTCGAGAACCGGAGTGGCTGGGAGTCGATGCCGAAGGTAATCCCCTGATAAGGCCCTTCCCATGAGTAGCCGTCGATGTTGTCCTTGCCGACCTTCCATTGACCCGTGGTGATGGCTCGAAAGTCGTTCTTGATGCCAAGATCATTGCGCATCACCTGCAAAATCTGCTGAGAACCGATGAAGCGAAGGATTTCGCCAGACTTGCTGTCCTCGAACGGTTCAACGAGGAGGTCTTCGCGGAGGAAGTCGCCGAGGTATTTCAGGAGCGTGAAATTGATCGCGGCGTTTGGAACGCCCCCGCCCAGAGCGGTCGGGAATGCGGTATCAATCGCATTGGTGCCGCCGTCGAACATCTGCTCGAAAGATCCGGTGGAGTTCACAACCAGCTTACAGCCGGAGCGGTTCACCAACTGAGCGCGGACATCGGCGTTATTGAGCTGGACGAGTTGCTTTTTCAGCGCGTCTTCAGCCGCAGCGTAAGACTGAGTAAAAGCGGTGCGAGTGGTCTTAACGCACACGCGAGGACCACGGCCACGGAGAGTGCCGAGAGTTTCGGTGAACTCAGTGGAGCCAACCTGCGCATCCTGGCCAACAGTGCCGCAAGCCTGGGAGCTTTGAGTAAATACTGGAGCGGTCAGGGAGTGTCCAAGATAAGCACGCTCCTGCACGATTGCGCGAACGGTGTCAGACACATTCTCCAAAACACCGCCCTCAAGGACGTTGATGTATGGAGCTTTGCGGGCAATCACCATGGCGATATTGCCGGTAATGCGGTTGGAGTCGCGGTTCGCGAAATCGACAACCTGAGAAGGGGTCACTGTGCAGGCGTCGTCAGCCGCGACAGCGTAAGTACGAGGAAAAGCAACGGCGATAGCCGCCAAAAGAATACGAGTTTTCAAGGAAAGTCTCCGAGTGAAATTGAAACAGACTGTGTTTTGGGCGTCAGTGGACGCTCAACCGACTAACAAAACACCCGTCTTTTTCGCCCGGTGACGGCGGGAATCGAGTGATTCCAAAACAATCTGAATCCAGACTGCGATTTAACCTGAACCACGAATCAGGTAAAATTGCAAGTCAATTCTAATCGAATATTCCTATTGAATGCAGGATTTTCTGAGCCGTCTTTACGATATGAGCACTGGAACTATCAAACCTTGGGTCTGGTTGATGGCCTCAGACCATTATTGCTTGGTGGTGCTGGCATGGAAGATAGGTAAACTGGGGGTAACGAATGAAGAAGGACAACGAGCCATAAGGCGGTACACCAAAGCTCGGATGCGGTTCTACATGTCCCTTGTTAGGGACGGTCAACACCCGAATCTGCCACCAGAACCTCACTGTTTCCCATAAGTAGACACACCCACAGATGAGCTAGCGAATTTGGAACAATTCTTCGTGCCATCACCTCGGAAGCATCCATGCATCCACCCTTGGGAAAAAAGAAAAACCCCACCAGACCTACATTAGTACCTCACGCGCAGCGTAAAGCTTCGGTCTGGCAGGGCTATGCTTTGGGTCGCTTTCACGTCCCATGATCTCCTTCTACACATGGTAGACGAGGCTTTAGCTCCCAATAATTAACGACCTTTGGTTGTCAGGCAGGAACGGTCATGCTGCCGCGCTAAAATCTTAACCGCCAGCCTGCTCCCCTCAGAACAGACTGGCGGCATCATGAGCACGGGTATCCCCATCAAAAGAACCCGCGTTCGAAAGGTTCATTCATTCGGATGGCAAAGTCAATTTAAACAAATCGCGATAATTGTTGCCAAAATGCACCTGTATCCGTAGACGGGCATGAGTCCGTCGATGTGAGGTCCGCGCGTTGTTGCCACCCAGATTTTCTTTGCCTTCATTTACGAAAACCCCTTCTTTTCGCTCTTGGCTTAGGTGAGTACAGATCCCCGATGTAAATTTGCTTTGGCCTAATTATCACGGTGTTTTTCAGTGGATCGTTTTTCGCGCACCATTTAGAAAGCGCCCGTTGCAGTTTGGTTCGGCTCATACCAGTGCCCCGGGTTTAGATCCCTGCTTTACGAATCGGCGTGATGCCTTTGGACGCGGCTTCCTTGGCTTGAACACATCCAGGAGTGAAGCAACGATGTCCGCTTGGACATCTTCTTTAAGTAAGTCGTAACGATGAAATCTTCTCTGCGCCTTTTTGCCTCTGAATATGATTTGGATTTCATCCTCGGCCCCGAATGCCAGCTCGATATGACGCACTTCGGATTTTGGTAGCGTATGCCTCAAAAACGAGAGCATCCGACCCAAAATCGCCAATGGATTGTCTCTCATTTCCCAAGCAACGCCTCCCGTTGAATCTTGATTGCGCTCGTTCCCTTCACGCCGTGAAAGAGAGCCGGTTTCTCTCCGTGCTTCTTCACGGCCTCCATAAACTCAGCAGTTACACCCTTCATCCGGTACACTTGCATAATAGCGTGCGTATCGTAGGAGTTCGGCACCGTGAGCTTGGCGAGCTCCAAATCCCATGCGGAATCAGCCCCGCAGCCGTACATGTACTTTGGATACTTGCCGTGCATCTCCACGCCGAAGACGGCGTTTCCGTTGATGTGCTCGCTGGCTTCGTGGCCTGGTTGCGCTGGCATCTTCTGCAAGTGGCCCATCACAAACTTGCCCATGCCTTGCGCCTTATTCCATTCGGAAATGAGAACGTCGATCCAGTCGCGCCGGAGAGGAACGCAATCGGCCTCGAAGGTTAGGACGCCAGTGCATTTGGTGAATCCCTCGCGGTGAGCCATGAACACGGCTTGCATGAGGTCAAACCACATCTCGTTGCATCCGTGTGGATGCCCGCGCCCTCGCCGTAAGCAGCGGTGAACCTTCACATGCTGGAACTTTTGGCGAAGCTGAGACGCGAGGCTGTTGGCTAAATCCGGTTCAACGTCGTCTCGGATCGAGAGCCAGAACTCAACGTCTGTTCTGTGGTTTGGCTCGATGTCAACCAGGAGCCGGACAAGCTCTCTGGCTTCTTCTTGGTCGATGGGGCAAAATTGCAAGCAAAGTAGTAGACTCATGATGGTTTTTGAATTCCAGCCCGGGAGCACAACTCCTCAAGCTGTTCTTTGGTTTTAACTCCATGCACCCAGATAGCGCCAGCTTTTATGGCGTCTACTGCGGATTGCATGTAGTCGGGGTTGTCGAGCTGGTTTCGGCTGAATGCTCGGGGTTCGTGAGTGAAGGGGATGCTGTGACGCTCGCAGAGCAGGGCCAACCAGCGATCAGGAAAGCCTTCCTCGGGTTCATCTGTTCTGGCAACGGACGCAATATGAGCGAGCGTCGAGCGATCTGCCCACAACGGCCAATGGAAGTAATGATCCGCTTGAAAACGCGGCTTGCTGGTATTCTCCCAGACGAAGCAACGCAATCCGCCGCAAGGGTGATCTGGAATTGCTCCCAACGTTATGCTGTCGGCCTCGATGAAAGAGAAGGCATCGTATTCAACGCTGTGAAGCAAGGAGTAGTTGAAGGCGAATATGTGCCTCCGAATCAGTTCTACTCCGTGATGCTCGCTGAGTGCGTATTGAGCGCATGGATGCCCAACTTGCTCGAACCTGATCGGATCATCAACCGGCGACACGAACAGCAAATCACACCCTGATTCACGCCAGAACGGAAGATGCCTTTGGATACGCTCCAGGTCCCCGCCGTAGCACATGATGACAAGCAGGGTTTTCATATCACGTGCCGGAAAAGAACCTTAGTTCCGTTGTAAAACACCTCTCGCTTCTCATCTAGCGTCACGCCCTCTGGAATCCCGAAATGCCCGTGGCTGTGGATTGAGCCATCAAGAAGCTGATGTTTGAAATGCCGCTGAACGATCCAGCAGATTAACCACTGAATCGAGGACTTGTACGGGAACGTCCGGTAGAACAGGTCGAACTCTTTGCAGAAAATGGCGAACAGCGCACGCCAGTCTTTCGCCTTCGCCACCACCACGCCGCAGTTGTAGCAGCCCATGTTCTCCCATCCTTCGTATCGGTTCAGAACCGAGAGTTGATGATGGCTTACGTTAATCCGCTGGATCTCTTCTCTAAGCGTGTCGCCTGGATTGGCGTTCCACCCGATTCCAAACGTCGCATCCGGCCAGTGTTCAAGCATCTTGATCTCCTCTTCCGAGAAAGGCCGCTGCATAACGATGTCGCAGTCCGTAAAGCAGATAACGTCGTTATCCGATAGCGTGCAATCCAGCTTGGCGAAATTGCCGTTCTGGAGCATCTGTCCGCCGTTTTGGGATTCCATGTCCCGAGACAAAATCGCTCCGAAGTTATCGGCCTTGATGTAGTTTGGAACGCCGTCAATGCAGTAGACCTTGAACGGCACGTTGCAATGCGCGTATAGGCTGTCGATGTACTGCCGTCCGCGCTCGAAGTATCCGGGGTTCATCCCGCAGGCTAAAAGAATGTTCATTGCTGTTTCTTTCGTTTAAATGCCGAGAACTCAAGCTGAACCTTAGAAGCACGCCTTACGGTGTCCATGATGGTTCCTGGCTTAAGGGTTGATGGGACTTCGCCGTTGGCGCGTTGCCTCAGTTTGGTTTCTTTCAGTTTGTCGGGTGTCATGGTCTTTTAGCCAGTGAGTCTTTCCAGTCTCCGGTGAACTTCGGGGCGTACTCGGGCGGGATTAGCAACGCATCGCCAGCAGACTCCCATCGTCTAAGCGTAACGGATGGCTCGCACTCAAACAGAAACCATCTACGGTCTTCATCCATCGCCAACAACGGCATCCACTCGGGGTACTTTGACCAGTCCACAACCGGATCGTCGCGCCATTCGGAGATGATGTCATGCTCACCCGTTTCGACTCCATCATCAAACACGCCGCTATAGGTCCATGTTGCAGAACCCCAGCCCACTCCTTCTAGAACTGCTCCATGCACCGGGTATGAACCTGAGCCATCGGTCGCATAAATCCTCGCCATCTTGCCATCCCGCGTCCTGTAGAACTTCCCTGCTTCGATCTGTAGTGGTGTGCTCATTTCTTTGGTTTCCGAATACCTTTGATTGCCGACTTGGCGATGCTCTTGATGTTGTCGTACGCCATTTCCAAAGCCTCATCAGGCTCTAATCCAAAAAGGTGTGCGCTTCGTTTCACCTGCTCCGGTGATTGGGCGTCTTTCGCGATCCTCCATAATGCGGCATAAAGCCGTTCTTCGAGTGGTGTCATTTGATAAATTTAAGGTTTTTGAAGTGCCAAGAGTCGATATAGAGCTTCCCGGCTTCGAATGTCGCGACTTCTGTTGTGTCGCAAAATCGGTCGATGTTTACCTCGTCGTTGATGGAGACCTGAAGAACGGCTTTATCGCCAAGCCCCGCAATGTAGATCGCCCAGCTTCCATCTAATTCCGTCTTTGGGTCATCCTGGCATCTCAGCCCATAAACCGAACAGTCAATCAGCTTATACCCCAGAGACTCAGCGTACTCTGTGAGTAGGTCCATTAAGCGGGTGGATTTCATGCGCAATAGATACCGCTACGGGTTGCGATAGTCAATTCAATTCAGGTTATTCTCCTGCAAGGATATAAATGGTATCCAGCTTGTATCCATCATTAGCGGCCTCTTCGTCGCTGATGTTTCGCCCGCAATAATAAGTTTCACGAAGCCTCTTTCGCGCTGCTGTGTTATTGTGGGCGAGAGTGGTGTTTTGAATGGAGCCTAAATGCGTAAAAACAGACCGTTTTAGAACCTCGTCAACCACTGATTGAGGATGCGGAACAATCGCCCGATTAGTGGAAACATCGCGCCGATTTAGATAATTTATAAGGGCATACCTTACACTCCTAGAATTCGCATCTGATTCGTGCAGCATAATCACTCGAAAATGCCTATGCTTCGACTGTAATCCAGGGGCAGTTACAAAAAATATCTGACATCCAGAATCATTAGTGGAGGGGCGTATAGATAGAACCTTGGCGTCCAATCGTTGAATTAGATTTGCCAGCTGTAGATCGTCTTCTTTCCTAATCTCCATAAACGGCCTTTAAACTGGGCGTAACTTCTGAATCTTATCAGCCTTTCCCTTGCCATCTACTGCACGCACTGAGTGCGACGAGTAGTGAACCAGCGTTGAGGTCTCCCATCCTGGCTCTCCGTACTGCTTCACACCTCTGACGTCATCGTAAATACCCATTTCTGCCGACCGTTCCAGAATAGTCATGTCGCTGACTTGGGTTTCGTGCCATGAGGGAACGTAGTTTGCAAACATCCCGCAGATGATCCGGAACGCCTGGCGATTTCCATAGACTACGCAGGGTACATGATTCTCTTTGGACTTCAGCGGGAATGAAAGTTCAATACCCTCTGGTTTAAATCCGTAGTTCATCACGTCATAATCGGTCATTACCCCGCCGCGAATCGCTTCCATTGCCGCCCATCGCACAAAGCAGGAGAGTTCGTACTCGCGAGGGTTGGATGTTGGGAAGTTCTGGACGTTGGAGACGATCGGTCCGTATTGCTCGCTCTTCTGCGCGTCTTCTGGCCCGAGAATGACAGGCTCCCAGCCGTTCGCGCCCCAGCTCTTTCGCCAGAGTTCTAGGAGTTCAAACTGTGGGCCTTGTTCGATCTGAGGAACGGGGCTGAAATAGGTGTAGACTTTCATTTGGCTTCGATTATGACTTCGCCGCTGATTCGGATCAGCTTTCCGGTTTCTTTATCCTGGAAATAGTAACCGTCACTGCTGCCTTCGTTTTTGACCAATCCAGTCGTTTCCCAATGGCCAATTAGATGACCTCCACTGTATAAACTCACGGAATGCTCTTTTCCCCATGCTGATGCTTGCGCTCTGTTGGCGCTAGGCCCAAAACCGATTATCAGGGTTACAATAAGCAAAACGCCAATCAGAACAATGACTGCTTTCTCCATTGCAGTGAACTCTGCCATGAATTTCATTTCTTTGCTTCAGCCTCCAGCATTGCGCGGTTTCCGTTGATCGCATCAGCAAGCGCCAGCATTGCCTTGGCAAGCTGCGGTTTTCCTTCTGCTTTGGCGAACAGAACCTCAAACTTGATATCGTCCATATCTGACTCGTTTTTAATCTCCAGGTCGTACGCCTCCAGTCTGGCGCACAGGATGCGAATTCGGCCTTTAGGAACGGCTGAATCGCCTTCGTTTGTGTTGGCCGCGAAGAACCCGGGGCCGGTTTGAAATACTGTGTTCATTCCAATTCTTGATTCTCAAGGTTAAGCGCCACGATTGCCGCTCTCAAGTGCTCAATCGCTTCTGCTCGTCGTTCTGATGCAAATGGTGATGTAATTATCTGGTTTACGATCAGGGTTGCTTTGTGGGCATACGCCCTGTTCTCAACGATCTGATCTTCTTTGGCGTCCACGGACGCTTTACAGGGGGAGGTTAGTAGGTCCATCGCTTTTGATAAATACCGCAACGCGTTGCAATGGTCAATTTATTTCTGGGGTGTTTTTATCATCCGGCAAAGGAGCGATGGTTAATCCCTTTCTCCTTGCTCTGCTTTGGCGGGATGACTCTAGGGCCCTTACGTTACATGGAGCGCATAATCTCTTTCCTTCAACCGCTTTCTCTGGGCAGTTTCGGCAGATTCCCATGGCCACTTTCTTTCTCTTGTTGCGCTTCTGCGACTCATTGGTCTTTTCCTCGCATCGAGGGCAAGCGAATCGCCCTGCGGTTTCGACCTTTCCGCACAGAGCACAAAGCCCATTAGCTCTGCGTTCTTTTCTGGCTCTATCCTGGCAAGCTGTTGGATTGTTGCTTCTTCGAGTATTATACGCCGCTTGCTTTGCGGCACACGCCTTGCATCGCACAATTCCCGGCTTTGCTTTGTTTGGGCATGTCCGGCATTCTCCTCTGGCGAGCTTATCTGCTCGGAGTCTGTTCTGATACTCATGACGCCACGCTTTTCTCTCAGCCAAAGTTCGTTTTGGCTTCTGGATAGATGGGGACTTGTTTGAAACCTTGGGAGCTACTGGATTTGATGGGGTGGATTCCTTCTCGCGCTTTCTCTTCTCCGCTGACTGCTGGAGTGCGAACGCCTTGTTCCCGTCCGCAAATGTCATTTGAGTCTGCCCGCGAGACTCAAAGAATCTGCGGGTTGCAATACTCATTTGCGCCGAAAAACGCTGAAGGCTGAACTTCTCGGAATATCCGTGGCCGGATAAAGAAATCCTGATTGATGGGGGTTTAGTGCTCATGGATTGATCCTTTTGGTTGCCTTGATCTTTATCAGAATGTAAGCCAATGCGCAGAGGATAAGAACTGCCTTCAGGGCATTTACGGGAATAACCTCTTGTGGAATGTACGGAAGGACTATCACCAGCAATATAATGGCCCTTTGGATCATGGCTTATCTTCCCGGCAGTGACTTACGTTCCTTCTTCCCTTCTCTCTGCTTGGGTAATGCCTTTCCGACACTTCCGCCCCGATAAAAGCACTCGGTTTTCGTCTTGTGCTTTTTGTGGATGTGGATTTTGAGAGCTACTTCTCTTGCCGAAACGAAGTCGCATTGCGGGCATTTGTGGCCTTCAGGGTCTGTGCTCATGGTCCAATCTCTTACACCCGTTTAGGGGTTTCCATCAAACGGAAATTTGAGAAACCCTTAATAAGTCAACAATTGATATGTTGTCGGGTGTTTTTCCGCGTTTTGAAGCATTTACCCGGTCAAGAATTGACATCCTGACCGGATTCCAGCTTCCGAATAGCCGCTTCACAGTACACAGCCGCGTCCAAAAGCTCCTCTTGCTGGTGTCTAAGCCAGTCAACAATCGATAGGTCTTTGCGTTCTGTGGTTACGCCGTACTTCTTTAGGCCGGTGATGCTGCGGTCCAAGAGCTTGGCGCGTACTGCTTCTACGTTGGCGTCTGGGGATGTCATAGCTCGTAGGGGGTTCCGTCGTCATTGGTTCGTTCAGCCATCCAATACTCTTCTCCTTCAACCTCCTCGCGCCTAAATCCCGCTCGCTCCATATCGCCAGCGTAAACGTCCGCTATTGAACCATCGGCGTTTCGGCAGTTGATCGCCATAATCCATGGCTTGGTTTGCGGGTAATTCCAATGCAGCCAATGACGGCACCACGTTGAGTTACTGAGTCTTCTTGCGACCCGTTGAAGTTCCGTGGCGGTCATGGGCTACTCCGGCAGAAACGCCTTATTCCCGATGTGTCCAGCAACTAGGCCAAGGTCCAAGTAGCACTTGATCCCCGCTGCCGTTGCCCGTTTACAGAACGAGAAGTCCTCGCCGTCTTCACCCAGCTTGTTGAAGAAGCCGGTTCTGCCGTTCTGGATATGGTTGTTTGGGTCGCTGAGTTGTTTAATCGCCTCGAAAACAGAGCGATGCACCAGAGTGAGGCCAAACCCAAGCCATGCTGATTCAACGATGTTGTTTACCGGGCCTTGCTTGATGGCGCTTTGGATCGTTGGGCTGCTTGGATTCACCCCACCGACTACAGGAATACCCCGCGCCGAGCGTTGAGCGTACACAGCGCCGATTAACGGCTGATTACGGGATAGCAGACGGTCAACGGAGTCTTGATCAGGATTTACGCATCCCGTATGCCGTGCTCCTGTTACGCCTCGATACCAGTTCGGGTTTCCGATTGGTGGGATCATGTCCGAGTCAATCCAGAGAGACCAATCAGAACCCGTTGCAAGGAATCGTTCTGCAAGCCGGTTCCGCATTCTCACTGGGCAGGACTCGCCTACGAGCTGCTCAAATCCGAGTCTCTTGCCGTGGCGTTTGGCCAAAGCGATAAGTGCAAGGTTCGTTGCCCCGTAGACCTTTTCGGCTACCGGTAGGCAGAGAATCACTTCGGGTTTCCCGGTGTGAACAGCGGGAGATTGAATGGCTCTCGGTTGCTCTTGAACCGGAGCTTTCGCGGCTTTCACCAGCTCATTATAAGCCTCCTCAGACATCACTGCTGGATTCGCTCCGATTGGCAACGCTCCTGGCTGATTGAGCTTTGGCTGCTCCTGAATCACTTCGCCGGTCGGGTCAATCTTTGAGGGGTCAATGATCTGCTCCCCTGGCTTTAGATCGTATTGCTTGGCTCGAGCTTCGATGCTGGCATCGAGAGCCGCTTCGTCTACTGGTTGAAGGCCGAAGAATTGCGCGGCCGTCGGCGCGTTTGGCTTTTCCTTCAGGCTAATGACTTCTTGCCCGATCAAGTCGGGACTGGATAGGTCAGCTTGCCGCTCTAGGGTATTGAGTACCCTATCCGAAAGATACGGAGTGGCCATCGCATTCGATAGTCTCTCGATTGCATTGTTCTTCTCCTCCAGCACTTCAGCAAAGATGATCTCTGCCGCAGCTAGGTTCGGCTCTGTTGGCTTCTTCTCGTTTAGCCATCGGCCAATGGTGGAGAGGTTTACTCCGAAGAACTCTGCGGCCTTCTGGTTTCCTAGGTTTCTTACCCGCTCTAGGATGCGGTCTTTGAGTGTTTGCATTTTACGGTTTTACTCTGTTGGCCTTACCCTCTCTGAAACTGATCGAACGCATCTTCTGCTGACATCCGGCCTAACTCCTTGAGGCTTGGCTCTTGGTTCTTGGCTGGCGTTACCGGAGCGGCTTCCTTGCTGGACACTCTCCCGGCTGCTTTGATCTTGCCGAGTTCGGTCCTTAGCTGTTCAGCCTCTTGGATTGCCTTTTGGGCTTTAGCCTCGGCTGCTGCTGCGTCTTGTTTGTACCGCTCAAGAGCCACCATTGCGACTGCGGCCCGGGTGATGGTTCGCGGGTCCACTGAGTTAATCTTTGTAACTGCCTCTTGCACAGCGGTTTTGTGTTTATCAAAAGCGGCGTTGTGCTCCTCGATGGCCTTTTTCTGCTCCGCCGAAGCATTTGCCGGAATTTCCTTGGGTTTGGCCCAGTCGCCCAATTCGGCTTGAATCTTCTTCCCTTCGTCTTCGGCTTCCTTGCTCCAGTTCTGCCAATAGGCGGTGATCCGCTCGTTCTGTTTGGCTTCGTACCCCTGGAAGTCTTCTGCAGCCTGCTTTATTGCGGTTTGTCTTTCGGTCGTAAGTGATTGAATCTTACGGACTTGTGATTTTATCTCGTCGGCTGTTAATTCAAGCCCTGCCGCCTTGATCGGTTTAATGACATTTTCTGCCCACCACCGCTCATTGTGCTTGGAATTCAATGGCCCTTCTGCCAGAATCTTCGCGCAGTCATCCTCTGGCAGCTTCATTGAGCGAAGCTTATTTACCAACGCCTCTGATTCGCTTTTTATTACCCCGTCAAATCGCGATGTGAATTCGGGGTCTTTTTCGATGTCTTTGAGCCTGCGGAACGTCCGGAGTTCTTCCAGTTCCTTTTGCGTCTGCTCGTCAAGCGGTTTAACCGTTGCGGACTGCTGGCGAAGCTGTTCGAGTTCCTGTTTTAGCTGAACCTTTTCCCTTCGCTCGGTCTTAACGATGCCCTTGAGCGCCTTGATCCCGTTTTGGATGTCGGGGTGTGCGTTGCGCTTCGGTTGAATCTGCCGTAGGTCTTCGTCTTCCTCGTCCTCGGGCTTTGTCTCTGCCTTTGGCGGTTCTGGAGCTTTGGGTTCTACCGGTGGTGCTGTATCCTTGGGAGCGTCCACGGGCGCTTTAGGATCGGGCTCCGTCTTTGGCTCCGGATCAATTGGCGGGATTTGCTCTTCTGGTTTCTTCTCCGGCTCCGGTGGAGTGGAGTCCAGCATTGAGAAGTCGGCTTCTTGCTCTCCCGGCATCAGTGGTTCGACTGGCGGGAGGTTGTTCGGGTCGATTGTGGTATCGAGGTCTAGGTCTCCGGCGTATGTCCGGCGAAAGACCTTCGGGATGAATCGTAGTAGTGTTTTGCGCATGGGTTTATTCTTCTGGTTGGTCGGGTTCTGCCGGAGCGATTTCGAGTCTCATTTCATCTAACACGCCCGAAACATCCCTGAGCCGAGTGATTTCCCTGCTAATGGCTGATTTCGCTCGATGCGTCAGGAATTTGGACTCGGGGTTGTGATTTATCAGAGCGAGTTCGTTCGCCTCGTCATTCAGTAACTTGATGGCCGCTTCCAGCGCGTCGGCCCTTTGTTGCTGCGTGCTCATTAGTCGATGTCTACAAACGGCGTTGCTTCCGCTCTGGGAACATCCGCTGTCATGGTTTTGAATATGGCTTCGATGATGGTCTCTGCTCCGTCTCTGGATGCAGAGCTCAGTGCGTACTCCTCCAGCCCTTTGCCTTGGCGCTTCGGGATGTAGGTTTTGAGCTTGGTTTCAAATCGTGGATGGTCGGCAATGAACTTGCGGAGCGCGGCCACGTCTGATTGGTCCCATTGGGTTGGATTCATGGTTTTAAGCTCCAGCTTCGATCAAGTGATGCGCTTGGCGCCCGAGGTAGGTGCAGGCGTTAAATCCGTCTTCGCCCCTTACAACCACCTTTGCTACGAATCCGTCTTTCACCAACTGATCCCTCGCCGATTTGCTTGGAATATCTCCGTCTACCAACGGGCCGTGCTTGTGGGTTGCTCTTATAACGTCACGCTCTCCGCTGTTCATGTCCTGAACACGGATAATGAGTTCACACGCTCGCTTGATCTCCTCTGGCGTTGACAGTTCAACGCTCTCGTGAATGGATTCGAGTAAATTCTTAAGGTTCATCTTGAATCTCCAAATAATTAGATCAACGAATATCCATCCTCAAAAGCATCAGCGGGACTATAGGACGCGTATCCGCCCTTGTAGACCACGTAGTACCCTCCAACTTGAGGGTTGTGTTTCACCATGTACTCCCTGCTGACGGGGAATTGAGCGTAACCGGCGTCTGCGGGAACAATGAGGAATTGCCTGTCCTTGTTCTCGTTCTCCCACTTGCACCGTTCACACCCGCCGCATGCGGTCCCCAGTGTGCTGCATCCACGGCAAACCAATCCTTCAAATCGAGGCGGTTCAACCCGTTTAATTTCTTTGATCTTCAATGCCCATACCTCTTTGTGGCAGCGGTAACGCGGCATTTCAGCTTGTGCAGTATTTTCTTCTTTGCTCATTTATTTACGGTTTTGGCGTTGTGCTTCTGACTAGGTTTTTGAGGGCCTTATCCCATGTCCCTCCCTTGAATTCCTTCTCGCCTGTCTTGAGGATGCAGAGTCCTTTGGATAGGCGACGTGTTACGGTTGTTTTGAGATGCTGTTCGGCTTTTGTTTGTGCTTCTATGCCACGCATAAATCAGTAGAGCTTAGTGATTTTCATTGGAAAACCTTCTGCTCTTACAATTGGGATTCCCTTCCAGTGGTATTCCACCTTTCCTGATCTGGTTTCGTATTGCTTGATTCCGTACTTGGCGATTTCTTCATTTGACGGAACCCTGCCTTCGATTTCCTCAATTCGGGTTACTAAAGCTAACTCTATCTGCCTCGCGCATTCCCTTGAATAAGCCTGATAAACACTCTCGAATTGCTGATTCACAAAGTTCCTCCCGGTCCCGTAGCTTGCACTGGCGCAACCGGTCCTTGAATCAATGGAGCGGGCGCATTACTTGCGGCGGGTAGTCCTTGCGAGGCTGCAAGCTGCATCATGGCTGCTTCAGTCTGGTTGATCTTCTGTCCCGCCTGTTGAGCCCATTCGATCTTGTCTTTGAGGTTTTGCTTGTGCTCGCCTGCGATTTGTCGGCTTTGGGTGTGGGCTGAGTGATGGTCCACGGCCAACTTGAGGGCGTTCAGCAATTCAGGCGTTGCTGTGTCGGGTTGCAGGTTTGCAATGACCGGCGTTGTCTGATCCTCGATTACCTTCTGGTGCACCTCGTGCTTGTCCCGTGGGCTTACGGGCATGGCGTGACCGGCCATGAATGCGATATTCTCGGTAATCTGCTGGCGTCCGGCTTCGTTGTCGTTTGCCTGCTGCATGGTGTCGGGCACGAGAACCTGATCGGCCATTTCCTGTCCTAGCGCCAGAGATGTGCAAATCTCCGTAGACTTGCGCTGGTCAATGAATGGGTTCTGCTGTTGGCTCTGGAGATACTGAACCGTCATCTGGTTACGGGTAGCGGTCTGGTCGAGCGTGACCTCTGCGGCTGGCGAGTTGGCGAGAACGAGGATTTCTTTCTCGTTCAGCCCCTTGTCGAAGAGTCGCATAATTGCTTGTACTGCCTCGGCATCAGCGATGCCGGTTTCCGGAGTTGGGAAGATGCCGATGAAATCCCCGACAGCACGAAGGAACTCGAATGCCTTGACCTTCAGGAAGGTGATAGCCCCCGGGAACCCGCCGTTCTCGATCTGCTGTTGCGCTTGGTACTGAGCATAGAGCCGCTTGGCTTCCGCAATGTTCTCCACCGAATAGACCTTCTGCTGAACAACGCTGATCATCGCTCCGAATTGCGTCCACCAGCGATCCATCATGCCCTGTTTGACCTGCTGTTCTCGGCTGGCGTCAATACTCGCCTCCGTGGCTGTGCGGTCATTACTGCCATCCTGGGAGCCTGCGCGGGGTATGTACGCACCGCTAATCTGCTCGGCCCAGTTTTGCATCGCAGCATCAAGGGCGACGAACGCCTCGTGATTAAACTGGATACCTGTTTGGGCAAAGTCTGCGCTCTCGGCTCCGATTACAACAAACGGGTGCATTACGCGGAATTGAACGCTGTTGAGGTCTTTCCCTGCCACTTTCAAGAGAACCAGCCCAGAGAGATACATCTGATCCCCAGCAAGGTTTCGGCCACGTTCAAGGGCAGTGTGGATGTTTACCAGACTGCGGCCCATACCGAGCGATCCATAGTATTTCCCGTTCCCGGTCTGAATCGTAAACATGCAAATCACTTCTTGCATGGAGTCCCAGTTGTCCTCTACGCGACGGAGAAGTTTGCCGTCTTCACTGTCTTGCAATACCATCCAAAGCGAGCATTTCCCGTTGAACTCTTGGGCTACAACAATGTAGACGTTTACCGTCTTGGCGCGGTTCTTGTATGTCAGCCCATAGTTCACCTCGCGCGCCATGTCCTCGTAAACGCGAGCCTTTTCCATGCTGGCGTTGTAGAAGGTATCCGTGTTCGACGCGTTGTTGATGGCGACTACGCAGTTTTCGATGTTGTAACCTGCTGACTCAGCCGCTTCGCGATCTTTAATTAGATCGTAAAACTCATGAACCAAAAACGACTTCTTGAACGCGACAACCGGCACGCTGTGCGACGTCTGCCCTGATCCATCCGGAAAAAAGACTTCGTCCCCACGAAAAAACGATGGCCTCCAATCGTCATCCAGCCATCCTATGGAAGCGTACCCGATAAGCATGTTCTCCTTAGTCAAAAGAGAAACGAAGTCGCGGAACTTATGCCAGCGTTTAAGTAAGCTGGTTGTCTCCTGTCGAAAAGCGTCTGTCTTATCCTTCGCTCCGGGAATCATATCCGGTAATCTGGAGCTTGTCAGAAATGGCGCAGAATGGATTGCGTCCTCGAGTTCTGGAGCCACCCGATCCACGATGGACGCCATGAACCGAGTGGGGAAGTTGTTTCGCCAGCCCTGATTTGCGTCGATCAGTCGTTGCCGGTCAAATGGCAGCTTTCCGTTGTACGCTGAGTAGATTTCGGCGTTGAGGTTGTTTCGTGTCTTGTTTGCCTTTTCCAGCGTTGATGCGATCTCCCATGCTTGCTTTTCGTCCGTGATCGCCCTGCGCTGGGGCTGCATGGTTTTGGGGTCAATATCCGGATTGTTTACCCCGGTCTGCTCTTTGTTGTCCGTTTCGGAGCCATCCCCATACGTTCGAACAAAGATAACCGCCGTGAAGATCAAAAGTGTTTTCATAAATCAGCGAAGCCAGCAACGCTCTGGAGTTTGGTCGGCGTTGTCTTTGATGAGCGTGGAGTTATCCATCCAGACGGCGGAACGATTGCACTGTCCAACCACGCGGCACCCGTGTAAGTCGCCATCAAATCCCGTCTGGCGTCCACCCCTGAGCAAAAAGAGCTTCGTATCGGCGTCAGAGTTGCACGGCTGGCATGAGGTGTGCCAATGCACGTTATGAGGGCAGGAAATGCAGATTTGAGCGCGGCGTTGTGCTTCTGGCGGATTGGTGTAGAACCGGTTCTGCTTCAGATTCACCTGCTCACGCCAAGCCATGATGCGCTGAATCAACGGAATGAACCCGGGTTTATTCCCCTTTGGTGGCTCTGGATTTACGCCTATGCGATAGCATTGAGAAGGAGTCAGTCCGCAAATGTAGTCTTCAACCTCCCTGTCCACGTCGCCAACGTCGATGGATAGCTGAAGCCGGTAACGAATCACGGCTTCTTTGAGTTGCAGCAAGCTATCCGCTTCGATCCTCAGCGGCTCCGAGTCCTTGCGAGCTTGCAAGAAATGCCAGCCTCCTGGGGGAATCACTGATTCTTTTACTCGCGAGGACATGAGGCGATAATCCCCATTTTCCCCTATATTTCAAGAGGTAATTGCATCCATGCAAATAAAAGGCCGCACCAGTTACGATGCGGCCATTGACTAAATTAAAGAGCGGAACGGATTAGCTTTTAGCCTGCGCGTCGGACCATTCGCGCCGGGTGTAATCCAGCCGAAAGGTGCAGGTAATTGAAAGTTGAGCCGCCTGCGGGAGTCGAACCCGATCGGGATGCCTCCCGTTCACCGTGCGCTGTTACTGGAACCTTCCAGCGGCCCTGAAGTGGACCGGATGAGAATCGAACTCACCATGCGTAGGCGGCATAAAAGTGCTCTAGGACTTCTTTGCCGCTTTCCAAACGGCTGAGATCATCGGCTCCATATCGAGCAGGTAATTCAGCACTTCGGAAATTCCTGAGGAATGACCTTGCTGCCAAGCGTAAGAGTAAACGGCGTTACGCGCGTCGCCAGTGAGAAAATCAAGTTCAGCTTCCTTTATCGCGTCCTGCTTGAAGAGATCGTCTAACCGTTTCTCTTCTGTGAAGTAGGCGTTTCTTACCTCTTTCCACTTGTTCTTAATATCGACCTCCAAGGAATCGAGAAGGGCTTGCCGTTGAGCCTTAGTCAGAGGCATCTCATCAAGTTTCTGGATGGAATCAGCAAAGTGACTACGGATCACAGTAGCGCGATCCGGATAAGGTAGTTTGTTTTCGTATTGGGAGTAGTCCATAAAATCAGCCCTGATTGTTATCGCACAACCAGGAAAGCGGCTAGCAGCCCTCGGGTATGCTGGGATGAGATGGACCAAAAGCAGCGTCTTCTGCTTCTCGGGGATTCCTCCCCTTAAATTTAGATGAATCATTAGCCTCACGTTCTGACATGAGTTTCTTCACACCCCGAAGGAATCGGATGTTTCGCTTGGATAGTTTGTCCGAATCACAGTAAGGAGCCGTTAAAACGTTGTGCAACCCAAACGGGTTAGCGGCGTCAGTCAAATGACCAGTGAAAAGAACGCCTAGGAAAATAGGGTTGTTGTCATGGAGTGAAATCTCAACAGAGTACCACGTAAAAGGTTCCCAGCCTTTTCGTGGAGGTATAATTGTGCGTTTCATAAAGTTTAACCGCTCTATGCTGCACCGCAGAACGATGCAGGGTTAGAGGGGTTAAGCGTTGGATTCGGCTTCCTTCAATTCGTCAGAAAGCGGATAACCGTTGTGCGTCCACGCTCCATCTTCAAAAACGTAAACGTGCCCGATGCTTGATGCCACTTCATTGACTGTAGCACCGGTTTTAGCGGGGCATCCTGTTTCTCCACGGTCCCGCATGTAAGCAACGGTCGTTCCATCTTCCGGCGAACGGAACGAATGCGGCCCGACAGGAGAAACGCGACGCCCTAAGGTGGAGATGTCTCCTAGCGCCACAAGCTGAGATACCTTCTCCGCATCTTGGTAGTGATCCAGAAGCATTTTACCCACACCTTCAACATATCCGTCGAAATGGCAGTAGATTCCCGCATAAGTGCCGTCTGGTTGTTTGGTGATGATTGCTGAACGTGTTGACATATTGGGTTGTGTTTGTTGTGAAAGTTTATAGGAATGGAGTTAACGGTTGAGTGAATGACCGTGCCAGCGTTGATACGCAAGCTCTTGCTCCCGGCGATGGTATTGAGCCTGAACAGATTGACGATCCTTCCAGTATTCACGCCGAAGCATCCAAGCCAAAATAGCGATGTATTTCATATATTTTCTGCTGTCGGTTTATCAGTGCTGCGGAGACTCAAAACGCTGCCAGGAGAGCACAACACAAACCTCATTGTGGATTCCCGAAATGTGCTCCTCAATGGCTTTAATGTCATTGATGTCGCAGATTGGTTCGTGCCTGTCGATTTGAATACCAACGATTTCCGGTCTGCTGTACTTTAGTATCTGCGCTGTAATGTAGTAGGAGATCATACAAAGTTTTGCTTAGAAATCGCTGCGGCTAACACCATGATAGCTGTATGGGTTAGAATTGGATGACTCCTCACCCGCGAGTTCTGAGAGGTATTCCCTTGCCTCTTCTTCGATTGCTTCTGTTTGATTCGAAGTCAGAGCAACCCGTCCGTGATCGTTGTTGTCAAACGCCTTCAGGATTGAACCATCCTCTGAAAACTCAATGTAAAGCTCGCATCCGTCCATCTCACCCACTCCAGTAAATTTACCGTTTCTATCCGGAATATCGAATTTCATGCTCATGCGTCTCTTTTATCGCATCCTGTTGCGATGTCAACTGTTTTTCTGTAGGCGTTACAGCTCAATATCAATCGTCAACCGCTCGAACACCTTGGCGTGCCGGAACTCCGTTGCTACTCTGTCTCGGATCTGCTCGGCGATTTCCTTGCGCTCCACTGGCACGCACTGCTCCAGCCAGTCCAGTTGCTCGCTCTGGAGCGCCTTGACGAGATACGTGTGCCTTGCGCCATCAATCAGCTTCAGCGCCTCTATCGCGGCGGTGATGGATTCTATCTCCTCAGACGAAAACCATTCGTAATTGGTGTTCAGCTTCTCGTATTCCTTCTTTAATCTCTCAAGCGTCTCTACGTGGCTCATGGCTCAAACTGCGGTGGTTGAGTTGTGTCGTCGTCAGTTCTTCCCCTGGCGTAATCTCCGCTGGCTTCCCAGAATCCTTCTTTTTCACACACAGCCGATGCTGCTTTGTTGCATTCAGGGTGGAAGTGTCCGCAGCAGAAATCACCCTCCCAAACTCCGGCGTAATAGAATGCAGCAGAACCAGCTTCGATAATCTGGCTACACCAAATGCACCGGTGAGGCTTCCTTGTTCGATTGATTTTCCTATCGCTTGAAAATGGGTAGCTCATGGGGTCTCCTTCGCGTCTTCACTGGTGCATCCACAAACCTGACAGGTCGCTACGCTTTTCGGTTTTGAGTGGTTCCAAGTTACGCGCCCGTTGCATCCTTTAGGGCATACCCAGAACACCACGCGAGCGCCGCTTTCCTTTATCGCCTCGCATAACTCGTCAATCAGTGACTTAGACTCGCTCATGCTTCTCCCTTCAGCTTCTTGCATACGATGTCGGCCACTTCTTTTGGTCGCGCTGCTTCTATTCCTGCGGCTACTGCAATGCGCTGAATGGCTTCTGCGAGTTCCATATCGTACTTGGCGTCTTCGTCATCTTGCCAAAGAGCGCTGGCGCAATCCTCGCACAGAAATGAATCACTGGAACCTTTAAACGATTCCTTGCACTCTTCGCATTTCTTGCGGCAGTCGCCCGGTTCGTAGCCGAATTCCTTTAGGTCGCTTTCCTCGCTCACGATTTGCTCCTAGCGTTGAATTGCTTTCCCATTTCTTCGATATTCTCCTGGTATAGGTACATCGCATTTTCTTCCTCGTAGGCGAACGAGTGTACCGTCCAGTACAGGAAGCAAGGGAACTTTTCAGGAGGCGCATGACTCCCTAGTTCGTGGCGTTCTATCATTACACGCTTCCACTCGGTTTTGTTCTTCAAGAATATCATTTCGTGCTCCTAGCGTTGTCTATGGCTGCGCGTATTTCCTCAATGTCACTGTGGTCGCTGTAGGTTATGCCCAGTCTTCTCAACTCATAACCACTAACCATTTGAAACAACCATTTCAGCAACTCCGTGTCTGGATGCGTGGAGACATCACCCACCATTTTGTTGGCGTCAACAACATGGTCCGGCGTGGAGATGGGAGCGCCTGCTTCTAGCTCTTTGATCTTGGCCAGTAATTCCCGCTCACGATCTTCATGTTGCAGCTTCGTTTTCTTCTCGGCGTCAGACCAGCGCATTGTTTCGCGGGCCAGTTCTCCATTACGCTTCACAAGCTCGGCTTCGCGCTGCTGTAGGCGGGTGATTTCTTCGATAGCTACAAGCCCGGCGTCAACAATATCCGCCGTAGGTCCGTAATGATCGGCGTTCTCAAGCAACTCTTTAAGTTGCACTATTCTTTCTGGTGTTAGTGGGGTCATGGCTAGTGGTGAGCTTTAGTGGGTTTTTCTGATGTAAGTTCCTGAGTTCTCATTATTTAACCCTGGTGAGCTTGTTTCCTTTTAGGACGCCAATGAATATCAATCAGGTTAGCGTGGAATGTTTCCAACGGGTAGCTTCCTATTTCACTATCAACCCACAGTGCCCCGTCATTACGTCTTATGGTCACGCACTCGGGTTCGTAATCGGTTTCTGAGCTAATTATCCACCACTCCCCTTCTGTGATTGGCATGTCCTTATCCCACAGGTCCTCCCGCGCCTCCGGGTTGGACGTTGGCGCGGACTCACTTGCTACGGTCTTCGTGGCTGTGGATTCCGCACTGTATAACGGTTCCGCAGGTGAACTTGTTAATCTGTTCGTCGCGCATGGTTTCACCTCCTCTCTCCTTATTCTGTCGTCTATGGCCTCACGTGCCGTTGGGAATTTGTAACGGTTCCAGTCTTGGGATTCTATATCCACGCAGCAATATCCTGGATCGTTCGGCTTGTCTCCACATAGCCATTCAACACAGTGCTTTTCCTTTTCGATCCACTCCATGCGCTTATGGTCAGCCTTAAGCAACTCCAAATCAACTGGCGGGGTTGGAACTTTACGTAGCGCTGATTTAGACCATTGCACTGCATAAATAACCAATTCGCGTTCCGTATGACATATACTTCGGATATTGGCTATCCGCTCCAGCACATCCCGCATCTCCGCTACGGCGGCTTCTGCCTTGTAAGACGCTTGTTTAAAATGATGCAGAGTGTCTTCTAGCGCCGATCTATTTGTGTACCAGTCTTCGATGAGTTGCCTCTCTCTGGATTCCAACTCCTCTACCCGCTTTGTTAGCTCTGCGACCTGTCCAACGGCTTCCTCGTAACAAGCGGTTACGTTTCTGAGGTTGATTTGCAGCTCTGCGACCTTGGAGTTAGCAGAAGCTAGATTTACTAGAGACTCCTCAAGTCCGGCTCTGAATCGCTCGAACGCCTCAGTGGCACTCTTGTTCTTTTCAGTCAGCTCCGCAATGGTCTTAGCGTCCTGCTCGCGCTGGGTGTCGAGGAGCTCTTGAATGTAGTAGCCGCAGGCACGTTCCGGAGAATCGTTTCTGCTGCGGTCAATTTCGTTTATTGCAGCTAATACAGCGGCTTGGGTGGGCGTGGTCATAGAGGCTTAGACTTTCCTTTGAAACTTTTGGTTTGAGCGTGTCTTTTGCAGAGACAGATTTCCTTGCCGTCAATTGTTCTGTTTGCTTTAAACGAAGCATTCTTTCCGCATGGTTGCGGATTCGCGTCCGTCCAATGAACCCCAAGCGGCATGATTAACCACTCGCATTTCATTGTTGCTCTCCGGGGTGCTGTAGGGCTGCTTGCATCGCTCTAATTTCAGCAATGGCGTGTTTGGCCATGTCTTGTTTGTATGTGTTGCCAGAAATTAGTTCGGTTGTTAATTCCCAGTTCAATTCAATCCTCCTATTCTCCAGATACTCCCTCAGTCTAGCTGCCTCTCTGGCAGAGGCGATGAGGGAGAGTGCTGTTTCCGGTCCCATCGCAGCAATATAGTCGGCGTTAAAAGTGCGTAATCCACGCTCTTTATCGTGGGTATCAGCAACCAGCTTCGCGTCATCTAAGTTGCTGTTTCCAACTTGATCGGAATAAACCTGCATTCCCCAGGTTTTCCAAATTCCCTGAGTAGCACTTTTAGCCAGACTCTCCAGCCTGTCTAGTTCTTCGGG